CGGCGACAATCCGAGTTCACGCCAGCGCCGCGCGACGTACGCACCGTGGTCGGGGACCTGGACCGGAGCGGACGTCATGCCGACGATCGGCGGCAGTTCGTCCAGGAAGCCGATCGAGGCCTCCGGCGACTGCACGCGGTCGGCCTGGAGAAACGCCGGCGCCGGCGTCAGCAGAAATAGCAGCAAGAACAGAGACGCAAAGACTCGACTCACGGGACACCTCACCATTCGCCGCCGGGGCTCGGCAGTTGACGAACAGCGCGCGTCCTGTGAAAGGAGGAACGGGCGCGGACGAACGCAGATCAGAACATCTTCACCTGGCGTTTGCGCACGCGGCGCCGATCTCGCGGATCGTCGCCACCTGGTAGCACCAGGTCACCCTCGCGAATCAACTGGTCGAGCGCATCGCCGACGCGTGCCGTCCACCGCTGCTCCACATCGGAGTGCGCGCGGTACTCCGCGGCGCGGCGGGTCTTCCCCAGCAGTCGCCGGAGCTCCGACAGGATGCGGCGGCATCCGTGGATGCGCGAGCGCGGCCGCGGCGGTACCGCCTCGAAGAGATCGCTCATCGCGGCCCCGGGTCCACGCCGGTGCGGATCATGTGACAGACGCGATCGGCGCGACCGCGCTTCCCCCCGAGCCCGTCGTCGACCTGACGCGCCCAGAGCGAATCCATCATGTGAAACGCGCAGGCGTCCCAGCAGGCCTGCGCCAGGCGCGGATCCGTCTGCGCGAGCGCGAGTCGACCCGCAGCGATCGCGCTGGTGAACGCGGCGGCGCGGGTGGCGCCCAGGTTGAACACGAAGTCGATGATCGCCCGCTGCCGGACCGCCCCGAGCTGGTCGTACCGGGGCAGGCGCTCGCGGATCTGCGCCTCGAACGTGGGGATGTCTCTCCGGAGCACCGTCAGGGCATCCTCGCGGGTCAGGCGCCCGGCGCGCAGATCCTCGATCGTGACGCTGCGGCCAAGCGCCCGCTGCAGCGGGATCAGTCCGCGGTCCGACACGTTGTACCCGACGCCCCACGTCAGCTTGCCGCTCGTGCACAGGTACAGCGTCAGGCGGAGGCCTTCGTGCTGGATCAGCTGCGCCTCGAGCGCCGCGTAGTCCTGCGGTGTCATACGGTCGCCCCAGGCGGCAACAGCCGCGTGGTCTCGATCGCGCGCGCGAGCCGCGCGTTGGTCGCCTCAGACGCCGTGAGGGCCGCCGTGTTTTTCTCCACCAGGACGACGAGGATCTGCATCCGTTCGTCCTTCGCCGCGTCCTGCCGGCGGTGTTCGCGCTGAATCCACCAGAACAGCACGAGGCAGACGATCGTCAGCCCTCCCTGGGTCAGTGCGTACTTAAAGAGCTGCTCGTCCATGGGTCCCCCGCTCGCCGTGGTCCGCCCGTCCTCGGCTGCCGGTGTCACCGCTGCAGCGGGGATCTGGGCGGACGACGCCGCGGGCTGGCTGAAGGCCAGACCCAGGAGAGCGCCGGCGAAGAGGAGCGCACGCATTTCTCGATCGTCAGTCACAAAATCGGTCGCCGGGGCGCGCCGATGCGGACAGTTTCAGGTTCGGTACCTCAGGAACGGCAAGTTACGTTCCGAGCCGGTCCAGGAGGTAACGCTTCTCGTCGGCCGACAGGATCACCAGCTCCGTCGACTGTCCGAGCTTGTTCCGCAACACCGTTGGCAGGTCCGTCGCGCCGCCCCGCCAATAGTCGAACCGGTTGGGCCGCGCGGGATTGGCCTCGAGGAAGGCCCGCGCCCAGGCGCGCAGCACTGGATGGTCGATCATGCCCGTCGGCCGACGGTCCGCGAACGGCATGACACAGACGATCGGGAACTCCCGAATCCACCGCTCGTAGAGCGGCATGCACTCGACGATCTCCGCCACGGTCGCGCGACCGTTGCGCGTGAAGAAGGCCGGGGTGAGCGCCAGGGAGGTCCCCCACTGCGCGACCCGGTGCAGCATCGCGGTCACCCGCAGGTCGAAGGTCGCGAGGGGCTCGCCGGGATCCCGGTACGCCATCACCGACGGCCACACCCGTGCCGACATCCAGGCGGGCCGCTGCAGGGGCCAGTCCTCGGCGCGCATCTTGTCGAGATACGCGATGACCGGCTTCTCCGGCCAGCCCAGCGCCACCTCGACCTTCTGCTCGAGCGTCGGGAGATCGGCCGCGTGCACGAACCACGCGATCGTGGTGTTGATGTGCACTGCGTCGATCGGCTCCTCGACCGCGACGATCATCGGCTGACCCAAGCGCCGCACGCGGTCGAGCTCCGCGTGGATGCGGCCGGGGTGCTCGCGGTCGTCCCCCTCGACGTACACCGCGTTGCCGACGTGGTCCTCGATCGGCGTGTCACCGTACCGGTGCGAGTGGGTCTTGAACGGCGCGATCCACAGTTTCCGCGGCCAGGGACGGACCGCCGGAACCGGAACCGGTACCGGCGCCTCGAGGAGCGCCACCATCGGGGCGCCGAGATCCTGCACGCGCACCTCCTGCTCGCCGGGTCGTGCGCCGGCGAAGACGGACCAGCAGACCAGCGCCTGCCCGTCGACGTCGCGCAGCTGCAGGCCGAACGCGCCGGCGTCCGGCCGCTGCACGAACGGGTACACGTATCCGCGGGTCGGGTCATCGGCCCGCCGAAGGACGACTTGGTAGCCGAGCTGATACGTCAGCCACCAGGTCCCCGCGACCTCGGCCAGGCGCACCAGGTTGGCGCCCTGCGGCAGCCCGACCGGTTGCGGGACACCGACGAAGTGCCAGCGGCCATCGTGCGTGCCGAAGACCGCGCGCCCGTCGCCGAGCAGCGTGAGGCTGTGCACCACGCCGGCGTAGAGTTCGACATCGTGGCCGTTCGGGTAGCGGAGCCGCACCGGGAAGTTGCGGAAGTCGGTGTACGCGATCGCGCCGTCCGGCCCCACGTCGTGCACGAACAGGCCAGGGTCGGCCCAGCCCGTCGACGCGAGCAGGCCGTCGCGGCTGGACGACACCGCCCACACGCCGCCGCCCGCTGCCCCGGCGTTTGCGCCACGCGGCGCGACGGGGGTTACCGTCTGGGTGCGCTGGTCGTACAGCGCGATGCAGAGCCCCTGCGGATCCGTGCCCGCGGTCGGCGGGTCGAGCCGCGCGACGAGGACCGCGGTGTCCACGTCGTCGAGCCAGCCGACCGCGCCGGCGTCGGCCAGCCGGCTCCCAGCGTGCGTCGCCGACAGCGGCACGTTGGTGATCGACACCGGCCCCCACGTGCCGGCGAGCACGTCACCGCGACGGTTCGGATGCGCCATCTGAGCTCCTACCTTTGCTTGGGGCCTACCCGAGAGGCGAGACAATGAGCATGAGTGGTCGCGGCCCTATTGCGGCATCGTGCCGCCCACGGCTTCGATCGCGATCTGCTGCTGCTCCGGCGTGGCCACGTCGAATTTCTCCAACAGCTCATTGGTCACGCGTTCCTTGTAGCGGCGGAGCATCGCGCTGACGTATTCGCCGATGCGGCCCTCGAGGTGCTCGCGGGCCGTGATCGCGCGGCCTTCCGTCCGGCTCGCCTCCTGCGCGGCGAACGCGAGGGCGCGCTGCTCCTTCGGGCCAAACGCGATTTGGACGGTGAGCGGGTTGATACCGACGATCGTGATCTCCATGTGGAGTCCTCTCACTGAATCTCGAACGTGATCTGCCCGATCACGTCGGTGCTGTTGGTGGCGGTCGACCAGTTCGCGGCGGTGCGCTTGTTGAACACAATGAGCGTGCCCCCGCTACCTACCGACGCGTACGCGTCCACGATCGTGCCCGCGTCCGCCGCATAGCCGATGGGCACGAGCGTGCTGCGGGCGGCCGTGAAGCCGCCCGGGATCGCGACGCGCAGCGCGCCAGGCGCCGCGCTCACGCTGGTCGACGTGAGCCGATACGTCACCGTCATGGTCTTGCCGACGAGCGTGTAGCCGAGTACCTCCTGGTCGGCACTCTCCACCGTCCACGTCCCTGCCGACGCCGAAAAGTGGCCGCTGTTGTACGCGACCGACTGCCATTCGCCGAGTGGCGTCGCGCGGTTCCGCTCCGTGATGGCGCTCGACGTGGAGAGCGCGCCCGTGATACTCGTCGTGCCCGTAAGCGCGATCTGATCGGCCACGAGCTGGGCGGCGGAAACGGTGTTGCTCGACAGGCTCGTGAGCGTGAGCGAGGCCCAGTTCGACGGCGTGGGCCCCACGCTGTAGCTCCGCGCGCGCAGGATGATCCGGCCTTGCGACGCGCCGAACGCCGGCGCGAGGTCGTTTTCCAAATAGAGATCCGTCAGACCTGATCCGGCGACGGAATAGAGGTCGAAGACCCCGCTGTGATTCGACGGCCGCGCGAACTTCAGCGCGTTGCTCGACAGGTAACTCGCCGCGGTGCCGAGGGTGATGTCGGGACCGGTGATCACGGCGCTCCCGCTGGCGTCAAGGCTGATCTTCGTGGTGGATCCGTGGCCGATGCGGAGGCCATTCGTCGGATCGATCTTGATCCACGCCGCGGCCGGATCTCCAGCAGCGAGGCCGAAGACGCGCGAGCTGTACCCGAAGAATCCGTCGAGATTGCCCACGACGACGCGTGGCGTGAACGCGTCGTGGGTCACCCCCTGCTGCCCCCAGATCGTGCGGGGCCCAGCCGCGAGGTGCGCGATCCGCCCATCCCCAGCCGAGCCCAGCACCAAGAACGGCGTGCCGGCCGCCCACTCCGGGTCGGTCCCATGCGCGCCGGCGAGATCGCGCGTGACGGCGTAGGTGGTGCCGCTGACGAGCGCGCCCACCTGCAGGTACTCGACCTTGACGTCGCCGCTGGTGTCGTGCGCGCGGATTTCCACCCAGTCGGTCGCCGTCATCGACCGGCCGAAATCGATGCTCGTGTCCGACGGCGTCACCAGCGACGCAAGGGTCCCCGCCCCTTTGCCGATGATGTTGTAGCCGCCGAAGATCGTTTGCGTCGACGCGCTGAACACCAGCGAATGCAGCTGCCCGATCCACGCCTCGCGCCAGATGCGATCCGCACGACCCACATGGAACGCGTCGTGAGTGGCCGGCATCAGATGCGCCCCGATCGGCCCGAGAAACTGCAGATCCAGCGTCGACTCGCTGCCGCTCGTGTTCCGCACGGCCCAGTTCAGCCACCCGCTGCCGGACTTGTTCAGCAGCCAGGCGCCATCGCTCCCGATATAGAGCCCCTGACGCGCGAATACATTGCCGGTCGCGTCCACCGAGCCAGAAGCGCTGAGATCGGTCAGATTCGCCGACCCGACGAGCACGCCGTTGGCATCGGTTAATGCGCGCCACGCGCCGGCGATGTGCTGGTACCACTGCCCGGTGTCGGTGCGGAAGTACATGCTGCCGGACGGCGCCGAGGCCGAGGGTGCGCCCGAGCCGCTGTGGAGCGTCGCGGCGGGCGACCCAAGATAGATCCGCGAGACATCGATCTCGGGCGCCTGCGCCAGCGCCGGCGCCGCCGCTGCGCACATGACGAGCGCGAGCAGGGCGCCTCTACACACGTTCAGATTGCACGAGCGCATACGCGGACACTCCGTTCGTATCGGTGATCACGTCGAGCCGGTACCGTTTGCCGGCCTCCTCGGTGACCAGGAATTCGGTTTCGATGAGGACCTGCGGCGTGACCGCAGTGACCCAGCTCGATTCAACATCTGTTCCGTCGGTGAGGTTGTGCCACCGCACCTTCACCGCAACGCCGGCTGCCCGGGCGCCGAGTGCCGCGCGAATTCGCCGCGTACCGGTGGCGCGCGCGACGTGTGGGAGCCAGCCGACGATCGGCGTCCAGGCGGGCGGTGCCCCCATGGGCACCGCCATCTCCCTTGAGCCGCCGTGGAAGACGGAGGCGACATCTCCACCGGTCACGACGGTCACGCCTCCCGGCGGCGCCGCGGCATTCGAGCCGCCGCCCGCCGACCAGCCGGCGTAGGTGTCTTTCCAGGACGTGCGTGGCCACACCGTGCCGGAGATGGCTGTGACGTACCAGACGGGCCGGAACGGTTTCGGGCGACGCACGCGCACGTTCGTGATGAGGTGCGTGCCCGTCGCGCCGCGCGCCGGCGCTTCAATCGTCTGCGTCTGCCCCTTCCGCAATCCTGGGCGGCGGGTGGCGTAGGTGACACGAGAGTAGGAGGACTGCACGGCCCGGGCGAGATACGCTGCGGCAAACAGCTGGGCGACGTCGGCGGTGTAGACGTCCTCGCGGACGACCAGCGCCTCCCAGACGCCGACGCCCGGCTTCGCCTGCTCGACCGCGTCGTCGACGACGACCTCATTGCCGAGCCCGGCGTCGAGGCCGAACAGGAGCGTCGACGTCGGTCCGCCGCCCTCGGTGAACCACCCCGCGCTGCCCGACGTGGAGTCCACGCCGATGTTGTTGCCGGCGCTGCCCGGCGTGAGGGCCACGACGCGCAGCGCAGTCGCGTGTTGAAAGTAGGCGGACACCTGCGTGTGCACGGCCGTGGCCGCCGAATAGAGCACTCCAGCCCCCACGCGATCCGCTGACGCGATCGCCAGCATCAGGTGAGACAGGCTCTCGTGCAGGTCTGGTCCAATCAGCACGCTGCCGCTGGAGCCCTGGAGTTCGTCGTGAAACGTATAGGTGCGCGAGCCGATCGTCACCTGGTCCCCATCGACGACGTTCCCGCCGCCCCCGTAAAAGGCATAGGCTGCGAGCGCGGCGAAGGTGTAGCGCAGCCGGATCCGGTTTCCGTAGTCCAGGTCGACGCGCTCAACCTCGAGGTCACCGTAGACGTTGCCGTCACCTTCGACGATCGCGAACGGCGCGGGGTCGGTGCCAGGCAGAAACATCCGCACCGCGAGCGTGGGACTCACGTCGAGCGCGTAGCCAGTCACCATTTCCAAGTCCCCGGCGATGTCGGCGCCGCGGGTCGGCTCGGGATACGGCATCTCCGGCAGGTCGAGAGGCCCATCCACCTGTGCCGGATCGAGCTCGAGCCCGTGCCCTGAGAAAAACGACACCAGCCACTGGAGCTTCGTTTTCAGTGACCCTGCCGGCATCGTGCCGGTGACGTAGAGACGGTCGAAGATCGCGACGGCGTCGAGCGCCGTCACGTGGGTTTCCACCGGCGTCAGGCCGACGCCTCCAACGCCTGCCGACCGCGGCGTGTCAATCGTGCCGCGCGCGATCGGCACGCCGTTCTCGCGGACGAGTACCGTTTGCCGCTCGGCGGGAATGAACGACGCGTCACCGGAGGGGACATCAAAGGCGATACTCCCGCGGCCGTCGAGATCCCACTCCACATCCAGTGACGTGGCGACGAACGGCCGGACGACGCCGTTGATCTCGATCTCATGGTCGACCGGCATCAGCGCCGCCTTCCCGGCCCGACGCGACGCTTCACGACGTGCGGGATCTCCGGCACGACGACGTCCGCGAGCACGCGATGGTCGCGGGTGACCAACGTCACGTTCTCAATGACGACCTCGCCACCACCGACGAGGCCCCCGCCCGCCTGGCGGAGTGCCGTGGCGATCGCGTCGGAGATCACGTTCGGGGAGCCGACGATCTCCGGTTCGCGCTCGGCGAGGACGCGGAACGTCGGCCGCGTGAACAGGCCGCCGGCGGCCGCGCCGCGGAACGTCGGCATGCCCAGGCCGCTGTCGTCCGGCGCGTACCCGGACGCCGGCAGCTCGCCGTGGGTGCGCACGTGCGCGTTGATGTCGATGTCGACGCGTCGCGGGATGTTGTTCAGCGCATTCGGCAGATCGATCCCGAGACCCTTCAGTAGCTTTTCGAGGAGATCCGCGATCCGCTCGAGCCCCACCTTGATCGGGTCCCCGAACGACATCCCGTTGAGGTCCTCGATCTTCTCGCCGTTGGCGTCGAGCAGCAGGCCTTTGTCGACGAGCGCCTGCAGGATCGGCCGCATGTTTTCCGGCATCGAGATGCCCAGCCGCATCGCGCGCTGCGCCACCTCGGAGATCTCGTCGGCCATGTCCTCCAGGATGCCGGTCGGTTCGGCGCCGCCGCGGGTCAGCAGGTCGTAGTCCTCAAGGATCTGTTGCACCGACGCCGAGATCTTCGCGTTGTTGAATCCCTGTCCCAGCTTGTCGACGTGGATGCCATAGCGGGCGGCCGCTTCCTCCATCCGCTTGTAGTCGATCGTCGCCTGGTCGCCGAAGCCACGCAGCAGCGCCTGCGTGTCCTCCGTGAGCAGGTTCATCTCGCGGAGCTTGTCGAGCGACGGCTGGAGCGCGGCCGGAATCGAGAAGCCCATCCCGCGGAATTCCTCGAGCACGCCACCGAGGTCGCGGTTCACGCGCGTGCGCAATTCGCCGACGGCCTTCTCGAATTCCTTGGCGTCGAGCTTGAACTGTTCGAGGCCCTTTTTTCCGGCGTGGCCGAACGATCCCGCGATGTCCTTCCCCGTCATCTGGCCCAGCAGACGCAGGTTCTCCATCGAGCCGTAGGTCGTGAGGAGCTCCCCGCCGAGTGCGCGGACCTCCTTCGTGGCCGCCTCGTTCTCCTTCCGTTCCTTGTTGCCGAAGAAGCTGAACACCTTGCCGAGCAGCGGTCCCGCGAGCGCGCCGATTGCACCGCCGAGACCCGGGATCATCTCGGCCAGCCCACCGAGCGTCCGCGCGCTGATCAGCCCCTTGTTGAACAGCCCCTGGAAGCCCTTCGTCATGAGCTTCTCGGCGCCCTTCCCGAACAGGCTTTCGCCGATCTGGACGGACAGGGCCTGGCCGAATCCCTTGGCGCCACCCCCGCCGGTGAACGCCGATTTCAGGAGCGATGGAACGGCCCCGACGATGTCGCGGAACCGCTTCCCCCAGGAATCCACCTCGCGCCGCATCCGTTCGAGTTCGGTGTTGTGCGCGAGCCGGGCGGCCGCCATCTTCTCCGCGGTGACAGCTCGAATCAGCTCGAGATTCTCGGCGGTGGCGTATCCGAGCCGCTGCAGCTGGAGGATCTTGGCGTCCTCCTCGCGCTGGATGACCTCGAGCTGGTACTGGAGCTCCGTCATCGTCCGCTTCGCCACCAGGTCGTGGTACTCCGCGAACGCGCCGGCGCGCAGGTCGAGCGACGTCGTGAACTTCGTGTTCATCGCGTCGACGGCCTTGAAGTGCGTCGCCTGCTGTTCCTTGATGATCCGATCGAACTCCTTTGCGGCGAACTGCGCGCCGTCGGCCTTCATGTTGAAGACTAGGGCGTCCTTTAGGGGACCCTGCAGCGTCTTGCCCACGGTCATCGCATCGATGGCGAGCTTCTGGAGCGCGCTGGCGTTCTGACGCGCCCACGCCTCGAGCACGTTGTTTTTGGCAGCGGCGTCCGCGGCCGCGGCCATCTCGCGGAGCTTCTTCGTGACCTCCGTTTGCAGCTTCGCGAGCTCCGCGCTCGACTCGCCGAGCGCGCCCTGCGTGCCGATCAGCCCCCGGCCGGTCCTGGAGGCCTCGCCGGTCGCCTCGCCGGCGGCACGCATGGCGAGCTCCATCTCGGCGAGCTTTCGCCTGAGGTCCTCGCTCTTCGTGGCGAGGTCCTTGTTCATCTGCGCCGCGAACGCGGCGTCGTCACTGAAGCCCTTCGTGCGTCCCTGCAACTGCGCCAGTTCGTCTTCGAGCGCACGGATTTGATTGCGGACCTCCTGGGATCCCTGGTTCATCGCCCTGAACGCGTCGAGCAGAATCTCGGTCTCGCGGATCTTCTTCGCATTCAGCGCCGCCATCGTTGCGCTGAAAATCTCGCGAACCTGGTAGTAGGCGCGGGCGACCAGCTCCGCTCCGCTCACGAGGTACTGCGCCGCGTTGACGCCAGCGATGGCGACGTGGCCGATCAGCCGCGCGATCGACTTCACCTGCTCCTGAGGGTCATGACCGAAGGCGGCAGCCATGCCACCTACGATGTGATTGAGCGCGGTGTTCAGCTGGGGCGAGGTGGCGATCGCCTCGCCGAGCCGATCGGTCCAGTTCTGGACGAGCGTTTCGGCCGCCTTGAGGTTGTCGTTGAATCCGTTCTGGACGGGGCCGTTCTCGCGCAGGAGCCGGTTCGCCTCCTCGAGCACGGCGTTCTTCATCGCCTGCTGCTTCTGGGCCTGGCTGAGCGCGCTCGATTCCTTGCCCCACGCGGCCGCCTGGCGATCGACGGCGCGCTCGATGTTCGCCATGTTGACGCCGAGGTCACGCAGCTCCCGCTCGTTGCCGCGCCCGATCGCGCTGAGGAACCTGTCGAAGTTTGCCTTGCCGTCTCCCCCGACCTGGTTGGCGAGGATCCGCGCGCCCTGGGTGAGGACGCCGAATTCCTGCGCCGTCATCCCCACACCTTTGCGCAGCAGCTCGTTCGACGACTTCATCAGCTCGAAGTCGTTCACCGTGTGTCCGAACTGGGTGCGGAGCTCCTTCAGGATCGCGTTCGCCTGCTCGCCGCCGCCCGCCAGCCCGACGAACGCCTCCTTCACGTCGGCGACGTCGTTGCCGCGCTTCGCGATTTCCATCAGCTGCCCGGGGATCTGTGCGACGGTGCCCAGCACCGATTTGAAGGTCGACGAGATGAGGTTCCCCACGGCGACCCCGCCGGCGATCGTGGCGAACCACTTGCCCCAGCTCTGCGTCCCTTTCGCGGACGTCGCCTCTGAAGCGTCCTCCAGGTGTTTGATCGCGTCCGCGACCTTCTTGAAGGCAGCTTCCGTCAGGTTCTTCGCCCTGATTTCCAGCTCGACGTTGCGATCTTTGGCCACCGTTCACTCGTTCCGTCTGTTCTTGCGCCAGGTCTCTGTGTCTCGCCTGCGCGCGACCTCCGCCATCTGCTCGTGGGCGATGGCGTTGTGGACGCCCTGCAGCAGCTCCAAGGTTTCGAGGAGCCGGTTGTCCTGGTCGCCGAGCCCTCCCTCGTGCGGCAGCGCCGTCCGCACCCACTGCGCGTAGCCCTGCTCGATCACCAGGCGATGCGTGCCGGTGAACCACATGAGCGCCGCCTTCACATCCGGCGTGAAGAGCAGCACCGGACAGGTGGTCAGCTCGAGGGGGCCGTCGCTCCAGACGGGCTCGTCTCGGGCGACCCCGTCGCATCCGCGCTCGCCGCAGAGGCTTCGCTCTCGGCAGGCGCCGCAGTCGAGTCCGGTGTCGTGCCAGGCGCCACTGCTCTGCCGCTCGAGCCACGCTGAGAAGCGCGCAGCACCTGCAAGGTTTTTTTTTGCTCGGCGGACAGGCGGTTCTCGAGGAGGACGGCCGTCAGGATCTCCGCCAGCACGTCGGGACGCTGCCCGAAGAGGCGCACGATGTCAGCGCCGTCCGTCACGTAGCGGCCCGCCTCCTCGTCGTACAGGGCGTCGGCCTCGGCGGTGACGTAGGCCGAAATGGACGCGTCGGTGAACGCGGCGGCCCGCAACTCCTCGGCCTTTTCCGCTTCGAGCTGCGCCTCGCGCTCGTGCAGCGACAGCGCCATGAACCGCTTCGCCTCCACCTGTTCGCTCGTGAGTCCGTCCTCCCCCGGCTGCCGGTCCTTCAGGAGGAGCTCGCGGCCGCGCAGCAGGCGGCCGCTGCGCTCCATCTCCGCGCTGAAGTCGATCCACTGCTCGCGCGTGAGCTTCTTCACGCGGAGCCGCAGCGGCTCCCCGTCGATGTAGAGGGTGGTCGGATATGAACTGGCAACTTTCACGGCGCTTCCTCCGGGGACGTCGAACGATGGATCGTGGGATGACGGCAGCGACACGACGGCTGCCGAGGGACCGACGAGGCGTTCGCGAGGGGGACGCGGAACCCTCTCCCCTGGACAAGGTGGGCCCCGCGTCAGCGAACGAACTGGTGTTGCGAACCTATTCCTCTGGATCGCCAGGTGGCGCGCAGCGTGGGCACGTCCAGGCGGCGATCCGGAGCTGTCTCAAGAGCACACGATCTGTCGGCGACAGATGCGTCGGGTGCTCGCACATGACGATCTACAGCAGGCCGAGCGCGACTTCGTCGTCGCCGGCGTTCTCGTTCAGCACGCCGGCGAAGCTGTGCGTCAGCACGCCGTTGTCGTCCGGCAGCTGCGGCACGTGCTCGATCTCGGCCTTCGGCGCGTGGATCGCGACGATGTTGCCTTCCGTGAGCCCCGTCTGCAGGAGCAAGTCGAACAGCGCACCGTCCTCCGCCAGGTCGTACAGGGTGTAGTCCGTGTCGGCGCGCCGTTCGAACGAGAACGTCACGTCACGGAAGTCCGGCTCGTCGAAGGCCTCGGCCATCGACGTCCCGTAGTTTTCCGAGATGAGCTCCCGGCCGAGATCGATCGAGACCTCGCACTTCATGAACTTTCGCGCGACGCCGTTGACAATCAGGCCGCTGCCGGCGAGCCCCGACGGGGGGTTCTGCGAACCGACCGTCGTGAAGCCGGGGAGCGCGGCGGCGCCGCGCGGGGCCTGCTGCGCCGGACCTGCGAGGCGGAACTCGGGCTCCTTGTTGCGCTCGAAGCTGAGCGTCAGCTCGTTCGGGAGCCCGCCCTTGACGGTGCGCTTCAGGTCCGTCAGGTAGTGGGCGAATCCGATCGACTTCGCGAGCGCGCCGAATCGGTACGTCACCCCCGCCTTGACCGTGTCATTCGCCGCGGGAATCCCGCCGAGGGGCGCATTGAGCGTCAGCTCGTCGCCGGCCTTCGAGAGGACGCGACGCGCCTCGGGCACGTTGCCGTTGGCCGCGCGACGGACGCTGACGAACTCGCCCGCGACGACGCTCGCGCCTTCGCCGGCCTGCAGCGTGAACACGGTCGTCGACGCCGCGGCCGCGACCGTGCCGTTCAGCGTGCCGACGATCGCGGCCCCGAACCCGTGTCGCAGCAGCGTGTGCGCCTCGGGGATCGTGCCGATCGTGCCCGACGGGCGCAGGATCGCGGTGAGATCGAAGCCTGCGGTCCGCGCGCGATCGAAGCGCACTTTGCGGCCACGGGTGGCCTTCTTTTCTTCGCTCGGCACCCGGTTCCGCGGCTGGTACTCGGCGGTGAAATTGAGGTGCCGCACCGCCATCGTGGCGAGCAGCGCCGGCGTGTCGCCGTACGCGGCTTCCTCGAAGGCGAGCAATCGTCCGAGACGTCCTACCTGTCGCATTGCGGTCTACTCCTGGGGCGCACGCCTCGCGCGCGCGTCGTTTGTTACTCCTCGACGTCGTCGGTGGCCGCCGGCGTCAGCCGCGGCCGCTCCTGCGGGGATGCTGCCTCCACCGGCACGAAGCATTCCAGCCGGCCGGCCAGCAGGTCCTCGATCGTGACGGACCGAGCCGGCGCGAGCTCGCGGCCGTCGACGTCGGTCACGGCCGCCTGGCGCCCGACGACCTGGTCGAAATCGACCACCGCGCCCCCGCCCAGCTCGCGGCTGAACTCGCCGTAGCTGAGGGAGATTTCCGACACCGAACTCAAGGCGCAGCGCATCAGTCGCACGTGTGTCCTCCTCAAAACGAAAAGCCACCCAGCCGCGGGCGCCGGCGACATACGCGCCGGACCGCGGGCGAGGTGGCTCTCGAACTCGCTACCCGTGACTCGGGAGAGGCGCCAGCGCGACGGGCGCGCGCGGACGCGGGGTCATGACGCCCGCGCCTGGCGATCTCCAACAACCGCTACGGTGCGCCGTGCTGCCGATGCTGGCTGCAGCGGACCGTCACCAACACCACGACCTTGGACTGCGTCCCCATGCCGGCCAGCGGCGGATCGGCGTGCACCACGCGCAGATCGAACAGCTGCCCGCCGAGCGTCACGTCGACGCACAGCGTCCGTTCGACGTCGCCGATCAGGTTCTCGCCGGCGATCACCTTGCGGTCGGGCGCGGTGCCCGGCGCCTCCACCAGCCCTGTAATCAGGACGTCAAATTCGTCTTCGAGCTCGTTCGCCGGCAGGAACTCGCGGCTGTTCTCCGAGAGCTCCACCAGGAACAGCGGCGCTTCGGTCCCGGAGATCGCCAGCAGGTTGACCGGGTCGGTGTATACCGATCCGGGCCGGACGTCCCAGTGGTACCCGGTCGCCACCGTCATGGCGCGGAGCCGATCGGCGATCGCCTTCAGGGCCTTGCCGCGCTTCGTGTCGAAGATCATCCGTCGCTCCCAGCGGTCTTCTCACCGTTCGCGCCGTCCGCCGCCGCCGCGCCCAGCTGCTCGAGGATCCACGCCCGGCGCTCCTGCACGGTGTCCCGCATGTAGTGGCGCCCCGGAATCGTGATCTGCTTCTTGAGCGCAAAGAGCGCCTCGATCGACCCGTAGCCGTCGACCGCCTCACCCTTCCGCTTCCGTTGCTTCACGCCGAAGATCACGCCCTTGGCCGTGAACGCGTCGACGTAGCCGACGGACTGCGGATTGTCGAAGAGCTGCCGCGCGCTGAACCGGGCGACGCCCTTCGCCGTCCGTGCCGCCTCGAGCGGCACCGTCAGGTTCTCGGCGTGCACCGGGCGCACGGTCCCGCCTTCCTCCTGGATCGCGGCGTACGCGGCCTTCTTCCCGTCGGCGCCGACGATCAGGACCGCGTCCTTGCCGTCGAGCCGCAACTTCCAGAACAGCGCGCGCGTGAGCGTGCCGGTCCGCCGCGTCAGCGCCGCACCGGTCCCCGCGGCGCCGCCGCCAGAGAGCTTGTCGCGGGCGATGATCCGGATCAGGGCTGCGCCGATCGTGCGCAGCTGCCGGACGATGTTCGCCCCGATCAGTTTCGACGCCTGGCCGTAGTCGGAGACGACCTCGCCTGCCTTGAGCCGCAATTCCATCGCGTCGCTACCCGAACAGCGGATGCATCGCGGCGATCAGCACCATCACGATGAATGACAGCGTTCGCATGCCTACCCCCTCACGTCCCGGATCGAGTCGAGGAACTTCTCGATGCGCGGGTTCAGCCCCGGCCGGATCACCATCGACTGCGGGCCGACGGAGATCGACGTCGCCGAGATGGCATTGGCGTCCCACTCGTCGTAGTGGCTCTTCGCCAGGTCGAGCGCGGCCGCGGTGATCTGCCGGCGCCGCGGGTGCGTCTCGTCGTAGCCCGCGTTGAGGATCACCCGCACGTTGCCGACGCCGGCGCGGAACGTCCGCGTGCGCAGCTGGATCTTGCCGGCCTCCGCGTACACGAAGTACTCCGACGGCGCGATGTCCATCCCGTCCACGGACAGACTCTCGACCGAGATGATCGGCCGCGGCAGCCGGAGGAGCTTCGTCGTGCCGTCGCCGCTGCGCTCGATCGTGTAGACGCGCGGCTTGAACTGCTGGCCGACGCGCGCCTCACAGTACGCCGAGGCGGCGTTGCCGATGACCGACAGGATCGCGTCGCGCGTCCCGTCTGCCGCGGAGATCTTGCAGTGCGCCTTCAACGCCGGCAGGTCGAACAGCGCGAGCGGGTCCATGGGCTACCGCCGCTGGCTCCGGCGACCATTCGTGGCGGGCGGCGTCGCCGGCGCCGGCTCGCTCGGCGCGGCGCTCGATGCGGCGTCGGCCGCCGGGTCGGGCTGCGCGGCTGCCCGGGCGGCGTCTTCCGCCTCGCGCGCCTGGCGCTCCGCGTCCTCGCGCGCCTGGCGCTCCGCGTCGAGACCCTCGGCATCGGCCTGCCGCATCGCGTCGGCCGCGGCCGCGCCCAGCGCCAGGTAGTACGCCTTCCGGCCGGCCTCGACGTCGATCCGCCGGGTCCAGCCCTGCTGCACGCCCACCTCGAGCGGCGCTTCCACGAGGGCGGCGCGGCGGCACGTCCGGCCGAGATACTTGTGCGGCGTGAAGACGGGATACACGTCGCCACCGACGCGCACCTCGTCGCATCGCCCAGGAACCGGTACTTCGAAGATCGGCTGCATGATTCGTTGGTCTCCTCTGTCGCACCGCAGGCGCCGGGATCCTGCTTTCACCCAGGAGGGCCCGGCGCCTGTCTGCGGTGCACCGCTCGTGCGTGCTGCCGGGGCCCCGACCCGCCGACACGCCGTCGCGATCTCGTTACGTCGTCGGCACCCCCAACAGCTGCCGTGCCTCCTCCAGCAGGGGCAGGACCTGCGCTTTGAGACCGGGGGGCGCCGCGATGAAGGCCGGGATCATCGGCTCGATCGACTGCCGCGCGATCTCCGCTGTACGCGCCTGCGCGTAGCTCGTCACGAGGTCCTGCACACGCGCATGCAGATACGCGGAGGGCGACGGCGCCGGATCCGCGCCCGATCGCTGAATGGCGTGCGCGAGCCCGGCGAGCTGCTCGTCCGTGAGATCGACTTCGAGCGTGATGCGAGGCATATGTGTTCCTTTACTTGGCGACCCAGCCGGTGTTGGTTCCGGTCCCCGATTCCTTGACGTAGAGGCTCGTGCCTGCACCGCCATCGGTGCGGTGGTAGATCGCCCCTACGGGAGCAGTGACAGCACCTTCAGGAGAGCCAGACCCCACGCGCTGATACATCGACTGGAAGCTGGCAAACACAGAGTCGTCAGCAAGACGCACTTGGAGTTCCGCTCCATTTCGCTTCAGCCCCGGGAAGCTGCTCGTCGTGCCGCCGAACTGGAGGCGGTTGAAATCGTTTTCAGCGTTATTCGTGAGGCGTAGAACCCCGTCACTAGGGCTGGAAATTGCGCTCCTGCTGGTGAAATACAACACGCCAGCCAGACTTTGAAAGCCGCCGATAAACAGATTTCGCGGTCTATTTGCTAAGCTCGCGCCGATGTCGTAAGTGTTGTCGGCGTCCGCAAGCAAATGGCCGCTGCCATTGATCGTCCAACGGTCGGTATTGTTCGTGCGGAACTGAATGGCTGCGTTTCCTGCCGTTCCGAAGCGCATTGCGCGAGCCGTGCCGGTGCCTGCCTGCTGCACCATCACCGAGAAGCGGTCGCCGTCCCACCCTGCGTGGAGTCGTTCGTAGTTGCTCGCGTCTGTGAACGTGCCATAGAGTCTGAACGTCTGCGCGTTCGCCCCGCGCCGCAGCGCGAGGGTGTCCGCGGCATCGCGCACAACGGTGAGATCCGACGATCCTCCCGGCGTCCCCCACGACAGATTGCTTGCCGACGCAATCTGGACTGATCCCGACGTTAGTGTGAGTTGGGTCGCACCACCCGAACCGAGATAGAGATAGCTCGTCCCACTTCGGAACTGCGTCCACGTCGAACCGCTCCCGCCGTTCTCAATCAAGAGCGCATTCACCCCGCTCATGGCGAGGTTCACTTGGTTGCTGGCCCGATACCAACCCGTGTTTGTGCTATTGCCGAAGGTGAAGGACGGCGCGGACGCGCTGCCATCGCCCACGCGGACGGCCGCGCCGATTGAGAGGATGTCAGTCGTCTTGTTGAACGTCAGGCCGGATGTCGCCCCGAACGTCCCGCCGTCGTTGAAGATGACCTGGGTGTCGACGCCGGGGATGGCGAGCGTCGCGCGTGCCGGGATGATCTCCACCTGTCCGGCCGCTGGGCGGACGACGGCTACGACGAGCGCGAGCGCGAGGACGGTCCGTCTCACGGCTCCTGCCCTTTCGGCGGCGTCGGCGCGCGCACGAGCGTCTTCGTCTGCCAGTCGAACGTGTCGCCCTTCTCCGGGTCCCCGCCGAGGGCGCGCACCATCTTCTCGCCGAGGGTCTTCTGTCGGGCCGTGAGCTGCTGGGTGAGGAGCTGCGCTTCGAGCGCGAGCGCGTCGTTCGAGGCTTTGGCGAGGTTGGCGCGCAGCTGCGCGTTCTCGACCGTGAGCGCAAACACTTCGAGCTCGAGCTCCAGTTCCCGCGTCAGGGTCGGCTTGGCCGGTGCCTCCGACGGCGCCGCAGCTTGCTGCGCCGACGCGGCACTCAGCAGGCTGCAGCACATCACAATCGTCCAGACGGCGCGGAAGGTCATCGTGCACACTCCAGCGGCAACTTGCCGCTCGTCGCGCCGGTGCGAATGGCGCGGAAGGTTTCCAGATTCGAGGTACCGCGAATCACGATCGTGTCGCCGACCTCCAGCAGGATCCCGTCCGACGCCGTGGGCGTCGCACTGGTCCAGTACCGGACCTGCGCGGTTTCGAGGCGGCCGCGGCACTCGCGCGCGACTTCGCCCGTGGCTGTGGTGATCGTCGCCGGCGCGATCCGCGTGGGCTGGTCCGTGATGGTCAGCGTTTCGCGCGAGATCACCTGCTGGGCGCCGAGCACCGCCATCAGGGCGCACACGGCGCCGCCGATGGTCAGGGCGATCAGCCGCGCCCGCGGTCCGGGAGAACGATGACGACGCATCAGTACGCCTTGTGAAGAGGGGGAGCCGACAGACCGGAAGGCTCGGCTCCCAGCGCGCGCCAGGAACCGAGCCTCACGATCGCGATCTACGCCCGACGGGCGATGTTCCGGATCACCGCATTGGCGCCGGGGAAGTAGATCTTCACCGCCTCGTCGACGAGGACCTCGAAGTCCCACGCCGGACGGGTCGGCGGGTAGTCGATCTGCATCCACTCCTGGAGCGTCTCGATCTCGATCGGGTTGTCGATGTCGCTCGCGGAGAACGGCATCTCGAACGTGAAGATCCCGATCGTCCCCTGCTGCTGGTACGGGTGCACCTCGATCGGGATGGCCTTCCCGGTCGCCTTGTTGATGTAGTGCGTCACCCGATAGCCGCCGGTGACGGACGACTGGTCGTCGTTCCGCGTGACGTACAGCGTCGGGCCGCCGTTGGCGGCGAGCACGAGCTGCGTGATCTTGATGGACTCCTCGGAGTTCACCGAGATCAGGTCCGGATCCGTCCGGTACTCGTCCCACATGTTCTGCAGGACGCCGTCGACGTCGTCGAGCGACAGCTGCGTGCCGGTGCCCAGGACGCCGGTCGGCAGGGTCTTGTTGATGTTGAACTGGCCGTCGAGCTGCGCGAACAGCCCGTCGAACGCCAGCACGTCACCGCCGTTGCCGGTGTCGGCCGCCTTCACGGCCGCGACGTCGACGCCGGTGCCCTTCAGCGCGCTGATCGCGACGCTGTTGATGCGGGTCACCGCCTCGAGGCGGCAGTTGGCGTCGGCGCCCACGCCGACGTACCACTCGTAGCGGCTCGCCCCCTCGACGTACGGCACCGAGGCCGTGATGATCGAGTCGTTGCCGTTGGCCACGGCACCGGTGGACACCGCCGCCGAGAAGCGGCCCTTGGCCGTCAGGCCTTCGCCCGGCATGTGGCCCACGGCGCGCACGTGCACGTTGTACGTCGCGTCGGCCACCGTGCCGCCGCCGTTGATGACGGCGACCGTGGGGTTGGTCACCGCCGGCAGCGCCGCGTTGCGGCCGCCGAGGATCCCCTGCTCCTCGCGGATGATCCCGGTCTTCAGCAACCGCTGGATGGTCCGCGCCTTCACGTCCTCGAACGAGCGGCCAGCCCACTGGCTCTTGAACGTCACCTCGTCGCCGAGGGAGATCGTCTTGAACGCGGCGTTCCTGTCGGTCACCGTGACCGACACCTTCGCCGCCTTGACCCCTTCCGCGGTGAAGACGGCCGACTTCGCGGTGTCGAGCGACCGGATGACCTTCCAGTTGACCGCGGTGCCGCCCTTCGTGTTCCCGACGCGCGGGATGCGGTTGCGCAGCGGCGAGTACGCCGGCTGGAGGAGCCGCGCGATCGGCTCGAGGTTGTACGCCACCAGGCCGGTGGCGGTGTTGACTTCCTTGCGGACGGAGCTGTACGGCTCGCCTCCGCCTTTCAGGATCTCGGTGATCTTCGTCACCGCCTCCTGGGTGAGCTCCTGGATGTTCTTCATGGTCGTGTACTCCGTGACTCCATGCCGCGGCGACGCGGCGAAACTGTGTGCGTGCAGGTCCTCAGGATGGCCGGCGCGATTCCGACTGCCGCATCACGACGGCGCCGGCGCCAGTCGTGTGGTGGAACTTCAGGAGGTTCTCGGCGATGCGATCGCGCTCCTCCTGGGTCTTGGCGTCCTTGGCCAGCTGCTGGGCGAACGCCTCCACGGCAGCCGGGTCCACCCCGGCGAAATCCGCGAGGCCGGTGTTGCCGATCGATTTGTGCACCGGCGTGCCCTCGGTGCCGGTGGCCCGGGCCTTCGGCCCGCCGGGCGCGGGTTCGTTCGACAGCCTCTCGACGCGCGCCTGCAGCTCCGCGATCGCCGCGTCGGATGCCGCCTTCTGCGCGCGCATCGCCTCGTCGGACGTCGCCTTGTGAGCCTGCAGCGCCTGGTCGACGGCTGCCTTCACGATCGCCTGCACGGCCTCGGTGTCGAGGCCGGCGGCCTGCTGGACGGGCGTCGCCGGCGTGCCGTCGGCGCGCTTCGTGGCGGACTCGACGCACTTCGCGCAATCCGTGGCGCCGAGCGTGACCGCCGTGTCGTGCATCGCCTGGATCATCTGGGTGTCCGCCTTCGAGTGGCGGGCGCCCGCCTTGGCGATCCACAGCTGGCCGGTGTGATCGAGCTTCTGGAAGACGATCGGCAGCGCGAACGCGGCCTGCTCGACGAGCGCCGCGCGGCGGGTGATCGCCGCGTTCTCGATCGAGACGCCGGCGGCCTCGGCGTCGAAGTCCGCGAACTGCGCGTTGAATTCGGACAGCAGGTACGCGATCACGAGCTCGATCGCGGTTCGCAGGACCTGCAGCTGCGCCTTGTCGGTCGTGGCGTCCTCGTCGGCGCTCTCGGCGTCGCGGGCCTTCCACCACTCCTCGGCGAGGATCCGCTCGAGCAGCGCGATCGCGCCGAGCGTCTGCTCGATGTTGTAGGGGGTCGGGTAGGACCGCTTCTCGACCGATCCGGCGGGGACCTCCGGCAGCGGTGCCGTGAGCTTCGGCTCGGCGGCCTTCAGGACCTCGAGGGCGCGGGGCGCGTCGGCGAGCTTCGCCAGCAGCTCCGCGAACTGAGCCGGCACGACGAGCACGCGCGGCTGCGCGGCCTTGTCGGCGCTGCACGTGCAATCCGCCTTCGCCTTCTGGCAGTCGGCGCAGGCCTCGTCGCCCTTCTCGACGTCCTCCGGCTGCACGTCCGTCGGGTGACCGTCGACCATCTTCACGACCTCGAACCTCGCCGTCGGGCAGGCGCCGCTGTCGACGAGCGAGATCTCGTGGAGCTTGTTGAGGAAAATCCGCTTCTCCTCGCTGCCGTCCGCCTTCTTCGAGATGACGCGCTTGCCGGTACCGCCGATGGAGTACATCGAGAGGGTGCCGTCCTCGACCTTCGCCCAGGTGTCCGGCGCGCCCTTCGAGATCCGCGCGCGGAGGATCGTGGCCTTCGCCGCGTCGTCGCTTTCCACCCGCACCGCCTTGCCGACGGCGATCGGCTGGTGCATCTCACGGATGTTGCCCGGCCACTCCAGGAGGACGGCCTTCATCGACTCGTGATCGACCACTTCGCCGTGGACGTCGACCACCTCCTGCGTGCAGATCCCCTCGACCTCCCGCTTCTCCTTGTCGACCTTCGCGATGCGGACGGAGAAGTGGACGGGGATGTCCTGCTCGATCACCTGGCCTGCGTTCATGAGTGCCTCGTGAGAAACGGAGCCGCCAAACAAAAAGCCGCCGCAACCGGCCGCGGCCGCAGATCGCGCTGCGGGCGCCGGGTGCGAGCGGCTCTAGCTCGCGGCTCTCCTCTGGCGTTGTCGATCCTGGCAGCGGAGAGCCCCACTGCCGCAACCCGGGTTCATGAGGCCCGGGCGGACCGACGACCTGAAATCTGAATGAGCCCTCTCTCAGGGCAAGGTTCATTCCCGGTCCGACTCCTCCTCCTCGACCGGGAAAAAGGCCCGCACGCAGTTCGGGTGCGCGATCGGGTTGTTCAGGCACTTCGTCCCGCTCCACACCTGCCCGTTGGCGGCGGCGCACTCCGGATCGTCGGTGCCATCGATGACCTCGAAGCTCTTGAACCCCGCCTGCTCGGCGCCGAGGACCGCCCCGTGGTTGTAGGCGATCGCGCTCTCGGTCCGCGCGATCCGCAGCGCGCGGAAGACCTCGTAGTGCTCGTAGGTCTTGCGCACGGCCCCGAGGATGCGATCGGCGAGCGTCGCCGGCGTCAGGTCGTCGCCGCCCTCGAGCGCCCGGGTGACGGTGCGGATCACGTCTTTTTGTGATGTCCGCGACAACTGTGTAATCCGCTCGCCGAGGTATGCCGTCATGTGCTTCTGCAGGAACGGGTCGTCCTGATTGAACGTGACGTCGTGCGCCGCGGCCGCGGCGGTCCCCTGGCCGACCACGAGATCGCGATACACCTGCTCGAGCTCCGGAGCGAGCTGCTGGTTCCACTCGGCCCAGGGGAAGGATTTCACGAGCGCGCGCAGCTGCTTCGCAGTGATCGGCCGCTTTTTCGGCGGGTCCTTCTTCTCGACGATCACGGCCGGTGCTCCAGCGCGAAGCAGAACGGATCCGGCTTGCCCTCGAACAGCGTGCGCTCGCCCGGCGCGCACACGCAGCCAGGGAACAGGTCCGCGTGCGGCATCGCCGCGGCCAGCATCCGGTAGGCTTCCGTGGCGTGGTGCTCCGCTTGGAACTCGCACACGAAGGCGCTACGCCGACGCAGATGAAACGTGGTGCGACCGCACCAGCGACAGGGCAGCGGCACAGCGCTGATCTTCGCCGGCGCCGGCCGCGGCACGAGGAGCCGGTCGTCGATCGGCGGTACCGGTACCGGCGGCCGCCGGCGCAGACGCTGGACGACGCGGCCGCATCCCTTCAGCAGCAGGATCGTGCCGAGCACGACCACCAGCACGGTGAACCAGGCCACCGCGGCGATCGCCGTCCCGACCCGTCCGACGGTCCTCACCATGTGTGTCCGCACTCCGGGCAGATCGTCTGGTCCTCGTCGGCGGGATCGTGCGCCGGCGCTGCGGCCGCGTCCGGCTCGATCGAGCGGCCGGCTTCCGGTTTTTCACACTCTTCGGAGGGTCCCCTCGTCCGCTTGGTGTTGTCCGGGAGCGGGGCCAGCTCCCCCTTCTCGTCGGCCTCCCCGAGGATCCGCGCGAGCTCGCGGTCGAAGAAGTACTCCGACAGGCTGACGCCGGGCACGTGGTGGAGCAGGACGTTCGGATCCCAGTCGAGGCTGACCTCGCTCGTCCGGTTGTCGGCGATCGCCAGCTCCCGCGCACGCGCGTCCGTCCCGCTCGCGAGATCCAGATCCATGCGTTGCACGACGACGAGCTTCCGGCCGTCCGTCCTGACGACCTCGACGTCGAGGCCCGCCTGGCCGGCCATCTCCCAGGTCTTGTTGCCGGCGATGATCACGCCGTGCCGATCGACGACGATGGATCGCCCGGCGCCGTTGCGCTCGATCGAGCGCTCCAGAAGATCGTGACCGCGCTTCGTGCCCTTGTTCGCGTTGTGCGGATCGGGGGTGATGTCGGCGATCTGGCGGATGGTCTTCACCGCGGGTCCCCTTCGATCGTCAGGATTTCGGCGCGATCACGACCGACCACCTTGCCGCGGCTATCGATGACAGCGGCGGTGAACACGTAATGCGCCGGCGGCATGTCGCGCAGCCAGTCCGTGCGCACCGCCGGCGCCTGGTCGCCCTCGAGCGGGACCTGGTAGCCGCCGTCCTTGCCGTTTTCCGACAGCCAGGAGACGGCGAGGAGCCGATGATCGGCGTGTCGCGGGATCCGCGCCTCGACCGACACGTCGCCGCGGCGCAGCATGGCCTGGGGCCGCACCTTCAGCGTGAGGCAACTCGCGGCGTGGACCTGCGTGCCGCACCAGAGGCCGACGATGAACGTCAGCGTCACGAGGGCCAGCAGCCACGGCCAGCGGCGCGGCGGGCGCGGCGAGGTCGCGATCGGCAGGTACTCGCGCAGCCCTTCGCCGGCAAAGCCCTGCGGCACCGCGATAGGTTCATGCCGCAGCGTCATGATCCGAGCCCCTGCTTGAGGTGCTCGGCGAGCGCCCGCCCCTGCGCCCTGAAGTGCCGCTTCATCAGCCGCTGGTAGGCCTTCGCGGCGCGCTGCTCGAGCCGCGTCATGGTGCGGCTTTCGCCGGCCTTCGTGACCTGGTGATCCGCGATCGCCAGGTCGAAGGCGACGACGACCTTCCCGACGTCCCCCGAGGCGGCCGCCAGCTTGACGAATCGCTCGACGCGCACGTGCAGCTCGAGCGGGATGGTGTCGGACACGAACTCCGGCACGGCGCGGCCCGCCTTCACGGCCTTGATGGCACACGCGCGCCACTTCCGCAGATCAGCGAGCGCCGCGTCGGACAGCTTCTCGGCGCCGTCCTCCTGCGCCTCGGCGAGCGCCTGCGCGGCACCCTTCCCAGAGGGCGTGGTCTTCGCGTCGCCGTCGAGCGTCTCGCCCGCCGGCGTCCGACCGCCGTCGGTCGTGGTCAGGTCCGCGTCGGGGTCACGACCGGTGAGCAGCTCGTCGACGAAGATGGGGCCCATCGCGGTTTCGATGTAGGGCCCCAGGCCGATCGGCTCCTGGCCATCGCGCGACCGCAGCTCGTCGACGCTCGTCTTCCCCATCGAGACGTAGATCCTGTCGGCCTGGGCCTGCTTCAGCTTGTCTTCGACCTCGCCACCCGTCCACACCCATTCGAGCTCCGCCGCATCCATCGCGACGAGGGCCTCGTCGAAGATGCCCTTGAAGAACCGGCCGAGTGGCTTCACGCCGCGGCGGTAGGCGACGTTTTCCTGTTGCTCGCCCGTGGCCTTGTTCACGTCGGCCGTGAATCCGACTTCCTGCGGCGGGACCGCGAACGCGGCGCAGCGGACCTTCAGGAGCCACTCGTCGTACACGCTGGTGAAATCCGGCTCCTTGAACTCATGGACCTTGCTGCCGGACCCGACGACCTTCAGGCGCCGACGCCGCCCGAGGTTGTCGAGCCCGGCGAGATAGTCGTCCAGGTATTCCTGGAAGTCGGCCATCTGCTGCGTGGTCGTGAAGGAGCTCGGTACCTCGAGGAGCCCTTCGGGCACGTTGCCCTCGGTGTAGTACTGCAGGTTGAACACCTGCCGACTCAGCGCAGCGTTCACCGTCAGCAGGACCGCCTCGGTGGGCGAGAGGCCGTACGGCGTGTGCGTCCGGACGGTCCGCGGGCGGTACATCAGCTCGTCGACCGTGCAGTCGCCGCCCTCCATCGGCACGCCGTTGATGATCTGGCGGTACGCGATCTTCGGCGGCAGCGGCAGATCCCCGTCCTCATCGAGGAGCGGCAGAAAGGTCGTGCCGTCCTTCAGCTCGAGCGCGTACAGCCGGCCGCCGCGCGTGCGCCGACGGTAGATGCTCAACGCATCCACGACGAGCACGTCCTCGATCGCCATGCGCAACCAGGTGCTGAAATCGCGGCGCCGATCGGGACGCGCGAAGAACTCCCGCGCGAGCTGGATCTTCGCCGTCAGCCCGCTCCCCTGTTTCTTGTCGCGCGGGACGATGTCCCAGTCGAGCGACGTCATCTGATCCTTCCGCGTCTCGATGCAGATGCGGATGATGTCGTCGACTTCGGCGAGCTGGCGCAGGACCGCGAAGGGCGTGAGGGCCTTGCTGCGCGGTGTCCAGACCTGGTTATACGCGTAGGGGTAATTCCAGCGGATGGGCGCGTGCCGCAGGTTCTCGGCGGGTCCGGTCTCGCCGGACGCCGGGATCGGGCCCGGGTGCGGACGCGCGCCGGCCGCCGGGGCCCCCTGATCCGCGAAGGCCCCGCGTCGGCTGAGGCGATCGGCATCGGCCGACAGATCACGCGCCGCCACCCCGCCGGCGGGGATCTTCTTCGTGACTGAGTCGGGTGTGGGACTGATGTCCCCGAAGATCTTCATCTCATCGCTCCTGACATCCCGCCTCTGCGCTCCGGGAGCGTGGCTTCGGGCGACCGAGGGTGCCGATCTGCCAGCGGCCGGACAGCGCCGGCGCCGCGCTGTTGGCTTCGGTCGTCGCGCGGCCGTTCGGGTCGAACTTCCGCACGTGCACGCCGTGCGGCAGGTCGGCGGACGTCACCGGCGCCGGCGGACGCGGCGGGTTGGTGTTGAGCCAGGTGCGCGCGTGCGTCTCCTGCACGGCGTCCGCGAGCAGCGCCACCTCGGCCTGCAGCTGCGCCAGCGTCTGGCCGATCTCCGTGGCGGCCGCGGCGGCTGGCGCCGCGTGGGCGATCACTCGCAGCTGGGCGACCACGTCGCGGGTGGACGCCGTGAGCCGCGCGAGGGCCTGCAGCTGCTCGCTGGTCATCCACGGCCCTCGCGCTCCTTGCGCGCGCGCTCCGCGTCCCGCGCCTTCAGCTGCTTCATGAAGTCGAGCATCGCGTTGTGCGTGCCGCGGAGATAGGTCACGAGCTGGGTGAACGCGTCGACGTCGTCGTCGTGCCGTCCCTTGGGGAACACGGCGCAGTTCGCGACGAAGCGCTGCACCCACGCCCGCTCGGGCATCACCTTCCCTGTCCTGCCGTCGATCGGGTTCGGCAGGTAGACGTTGCCGCCCTTCAGCGTGGGCTGCGCAGCGAACGCGCGGGCCACCTTGCCGCCCTGCGGATCGACGTCCACGATGCCGGAGATCTCCTGCCGGAGGACCTCGATCACGGCGGGTCCGTTGGCCTTGTCCTCGATGAGGATCGCGGGCAGGTGCGGGTACCGGCTGCGCATCTGTCGGATCTCGTCGCAGCTCGCGCCGAAGCCGCGGCGGTCCATGAAGTACGCGCGAATGTAGATGTCGGGGCCGTACAGCTCGCCGACGAGGCAGGCGATGAAGTCGGACGTCTTGAGATCCTTGAACGCGAGGTCCCACGACTGCGCGCCGTGATCGGGCTTCCGCGGCTTTCCCTCGGCGTCGACGGGCAGCGCATCGTAGTACCGCCACCACTGCTCCTGCAGGATCTGGCCGCCTCGCGGGGCCGGGCGCTGCTGTTGCTGCGCGGCGAAGACGACCTCGTCCTCCGCGCGCATCTTGTCAAGCGCTTCGCGCGGGAACCGCTTCGGGTTCAGCGGCTCACCTTCCTCGGTGCGCGGGTCTTCGAAGAAGAGGACGCGTTTGTGGCCGACCGGCGCTACCTGCCGCAGTGTGGGCAGGTCCTCTTCGGCGGCGGGGGTGGCGGCGGCGCCGGTCGAATCTGGTTCGTTGGTACCGGCCTCGGCTCCTGCGGCATCATCCCTCCTCACGTACACGAACGTCCGGCACCGATCCTCGACCTCGAACGCCGCCGGCAGCTTCAGGTGGACCCAGCCGTCCTCCTTCAGCACGTGGCCGCACAGGTCGTTTTCGTGCAGCCGCTGCATGATGATGATCCGGACGTCGTTGATCTGGTCGTTGAGGCGGGTGACGAGCCCCGTCTTCCACATCTCGACGATGTGCTCGAGCTCGTTCTGGCTCGCGAGCTTGTTGGCGTCGATCGGATCGTCGACGACGAGGTAGTTCGCGCCCTCGCCCATGACGCCGCCGCGCATCGAGCCGATCATGCGGTAGCCGGTCTGGTCGTTATCGAAGCGGTCCTTCGCGTTCTGGTCGCCGGTCAGGCGGAACCGCGCGCCCCAGTTCTGCTGGTACCAACCCGACGTGATGACCGCGCGCGTGTAGCGCGAGTCGCGACGCGCCAGGCGCAGCGCGTGCGTGATGAAGATGAACCGTTTCCCTGGCAGGTTCCGCGGGCCCCACACCCACGAGGGGAACGCCACGCACGTGGTCGTGGACTTCGAGTTCCGCGGCGGCACGTTGATCACCAGCTGGTTGATCTGCGGCCGCTCGTTCGGTGGCGCGACCGTCGCCTGCAGGTGATCGCAGATCGCATCGACGTGCCAGTTGTCGACCCGCGGCTGCAGGCGCTCGACGATCTTCCACTGCTGGCGGTAGAACGATCGCAGCGAGGTCTCCGCCTTGCGCGCGAGCAGCTCTTCCTGCGCCTCGATCGACCGCAGCAGTTGCTTGGCGGTCGGCCGCGTGCGCACCGCGGCCTGCTCGCCGGCGGTGGCCAGGCGCACGTCACCCACGAGCAGCGCTCCGATCGTGGCGAGCGCGACGCAGAGCGCGCGGATCAATGGCCGTGCTCCCGGTCATCGTCCGCCTCGAGGAGCGCCGCGTTCTCGCGCGCGCGCGCCAGGAGCTCCTCGTCGGTGAGCTTCTCGAGCGGCCGGCGCTGATCGACGAGATCCACCTTCTTCGGCGCGTCGATGCCCCACAGCTTCCGCTTGTCGGCGAGCGCCATCAGCGCCGTCTGCAGGAACAGGAAATTGCCGTCCGACGTGCAGGCCTCGTCGGTCGTCTCCTCGCGGAGGGTCAGCGGTGCGCCATTCCGTCCGGGCAGGGCTACGCCGTCCGGCAGTTGTGCGAGCTGCGTAGGCGAGAGACCGGCAGTGAGCTTCTTTCGCTTGGACTTCTTCTTCGGAGTCTTCGACTTCGCCCAGGCCTCCATCGACTCGGCGTAGATGTGTTCCAGGCGGACGTCCTGGATCACCTTCTGCCGGGCGACGGAGCCATCGAGGTCCTTGAGCACCCGGGTGGAGACGCGTTTCAGGATCTGACTGACCGCCGGCTGGGTGATCCCGAGATGCTCGGCGATCTCCGACTGCGATTTCCCGGCACACGCCATCCGCCACGCGGTCGTCTCGCGTTCGACGACGAGCGCACGCGGAACCTTCGACGGCACTCCGGCCTTTCTCCGAGCGCAGCGCGGCCGCGCGCACGGTGTTCGCCCATAAGGCGCAGCGAATAAGTTGTGGTGGTTGGCGACGCGCCGATCCGGCTCAGGACCGTCGCGTCAGTCTGGAGGGTCGCACGACCGAATTCCCGTGCAAAGGCTCAGTTTCGTCCGTTGCGTCGGTGCGTTCCACGCGTTCCGTCGCATCGGTGCGTTCCGTGCGTTCGGTGGGCTTATGAGGCGGAGCGCCCCCGGTTCCATCTGTGGCGGCGCTCGTAGTCGTCGAGGTCGGCCGGCGCGATCCGGTAGATCGCCCGCTTCCCGTCCCGTTTCCAGACCGTGGCCGTGAGCCGGCCGTCGCGGATCTCCCCGATCACGAACGCCGTTGACACGCCGAGCCGGTCGGCGACGTCACGGGTCGTGAGGGTGGGATCGCTGGCTCGACGGCCGTCCTGCAGGGCGTGCTGGCGGCGAGGATCGCGGCGCTCGCGCGTACCGCCAGCAGGTGGCCGGCGAGGCGGGTCAGGCGGCCGCGCCGGTTCGGCCCGTCCGAGGCTCTGGCTGCCCCCAGAGCGCCGACAAACGGCGCAGGCGGGGTTCCCCATGGCCTGTCCGCAAGCCTCGCAAATGACCCGGTAGGCCATCTCAGGGCCTGAACCCCTTCCGCGCCGGCCGCGGGCGAGGCGGCCGCGTCAGGACGCGCACCTTGTGGTCGCACACCCACGCCAGGGAGCCGTCCTCCAGCTCCCGCTCGACCACCAGCGGGTGCTCGGCGCACCGGTCGTCCTTGCAGCCGACCATCAGGAGCAGGTCGTGCCGCTCGGCGATCCGGATGGCCGCCAGGATCGCCTTCCGCTCCTCCTCGCGCCACACCTCGCGCGCGCGGGGGGCGTCACCCTGCGGGACGAGAAGCCCACCCGGGCCGAGGGCGAAGCCGGCCGGGATGTCGTCGGGGCCCGCGATCGGGCCCTTGATCGTGCGGGGGTCGTCCACCCGAACACCTCCGCACCTCAGTGTAGACAGTTATTTGCGGGCGTCCAGCAGGCGGAACCGGGGGCACGGGCAATCCTTGCAGCTCCCGCGTGACCCGTCGCGCTGCGCGCGGTGTCGGCTGTAGAGGCAGTGGCAGGTGCAGATTGACCGAGACCTCAGCGCACCATTGCGCCGAGCGGCCGCGGCCTTCGCCGGGGACGTGACGGCGCCGCCGAGGCGGCCGGCGTCAGCCCGACGGGACGTCGTGGATCCTCCGATCACATGTCCAGCGTGATACGGGCGGTTTCGATCGTGAGAGGCAGACCCGACTCGCGCCGCACGGTGAGACACTCGATCGCCGCTGCGCGCACGTTCGAGAGCGCCTCGTCGCGTGTCGCCCCCTGGCTGACGCACCCCGGGATCGATGGACACTCCGCGATGAACGCGCCGTCCTCGTCGCATTGGATCGTCACGTCGAGCTCCATTCGGCTCCTCCTGTGATCGGCGTATTCTACTCGACGTCGTGGATCGTCGTGACGACATCATCGTCTCCTGCGACATTCACCGGGATCGGCGGGAGCCACCGCAGCACGAGCTGCCGCTCGCTGGCGCGCGCCTCGTCTCGCGGGCCGCGCCAGAAGCTGTGATAGTGCGCTCTCCGAATGTGGGGCCGCGGCCGCGCGCGACCTGATGCCGTCGCCTCGCGCGCCTCGCGTGCGTCCCGCTCCTGCCACCGACGGATCGCCGCGCCGATCCGCACACCGACGTCCCACGTCGTGAGACGGTCCGGCGGAAAGATGCGGTATCCCGCCTTCGTCCGTGTCGGCGCCGGGCGCCGCGGGCGGCGATCGCCGGCGATGTCGGGCTCATCCGCACACAGGTACAGCGCCAGCGAGACGATCGGCCACAGCCACGCCGAGAGGCGCTCGACGTCCGTGACGGCAGGCGAGGCGACCCCGTAGCCGGCCTCCTGCGCGCGCATCGTGCCACTGGCGACGACGCGCCGGAGCGCGTCGGCGATCGAGCCCTGCCCGAGCACGAGCGGCAGCGGGATCAGCCCGTGGGCCGCGTCGAGCGGATCCGATGGATCCTCCGCGGTATCGAGCACGAGCCGCAGCTCGTCCGCGCCACCCTCGTCCCACTCCAGGTGGATCCAGACGCCGTGCATCGGCCGCCCCTCGATCCAAGTCTCGCCGGGCGTCTCGAGGTAGACGCACCACTCGGGTAGCCGGTAGAGGACCGACACCGGCAGATCGTCCGGCATCGGCGTCTCGCGCAGCGCGGCGTAGAGCTGCGGGTCGTAGCGGTAGATCCCCTGGGTGACGCGCCAGGCCGCGAGCGCGCCGAGGATGCCGACGTGGTGGATGTGATCGAGCGGGACGCGCCGATCCTCCCCGCCGCTCACGATCGCGTACGCGCCGTGCAACGGGAGATAGCACCAGATGGGCCACGCCGGCAGCTCCCGCCCGCGGGACTGCCGGAACCGATCGACCTGCGTCCATGCGTCCGGGTAGCCCCGCGACACGGCCGTAAGGATCGTGCGCGCGCGGTGGGAGCCGCGCGGCGCGAACTGTGGGCGGGTCATTCGGCGTCCTGCCACACGTAGGCGCCGACGTGCCCGAGGCGGCAGCGATAGGCGATCTCGCGCGCGTCGTCCTCGTCCCGCGCGACGGTGTAGGTCGAGTCCGAGCGGTCGAGCACGATCCAGCGAGACTCGCGGCTCGCATCGATCGCGGCGCGGTAGTCGTCGGCGTTCGGCCGGCTCCAGCCGTCGTCCGTCTGCTCCGCCTCGCCGCTCGCCAGGACGTCGTCCTCGTCGCCGCGGTGGAGGCTCCAGCCACCGTCGCCCAGGTCGCTGCGGCAGATGGTGAGCTGGTCGGCCGTGACGGTCGGGATCTCGCGCTCCTCGACGACGTAGCCCAGCTCGTCGAGGTCGTAGTAGTCCGCCTCGTAGCGGACCTCGGTGAGTCCCTGCTGGCCGGTGTCGGGACGCTGCGCCCACGTGTCGGTCGTCCGGCGGCAGCCGCAGCGGAGGCACGCCTCGTGGATGATGACGCCGCCGCCGTGGCCCCACACGCCGGGATTCTCCTTGATCCCGCCGACGAGCTCGTGGGGGCTCTGCCAGTCGTGCTCCTGCCCGGCGAGGCACTCGGGCGCCTCGGGCTCCAGCACCACGGTCGCCCGGGCCATCTCGCCGGTGACGATGTTGCGCGCGCAGACGTCGATGTACAGCGTCGACTGCTCGTCTGCGGGGTCGTACTGGTCGCGATCCACGTTGCCGCGCGCGATCTCCAGCGCGTCCTCGACGCTGTCTGCCTCGATCGTGGCGTAGGCGAAGCCGTCGCCGCCCTCGATCAGTTCCCATCGGCGCAGGTCGGCGTAGACCCGCCGCACGATGTGCCACGCGTCGGTTGGGATGCTGGATCCCTCGGGGAGCCCGATGGTCTCGCGGATCAGATCGTCGTACATCCCGCCGTCGAGGATCTCGGGGGTCGTGCCCTCGGGCTCGCCGGCGAGCCACTCGCGGGCGGCGGTCTCGAGCGCGGTCTGCTGGGTCTGGGTGAGGGCGTCGGTCTGGTGGGTCATCTCAGCGTCTCCTGAGTTCTGGCGCCCTACGCACCGGGCGCTGTGGTGTGGCAGGCTCTCCGTGCCCGCCGTCGATAGACAGACTATACGTCGGCTCGCTTGGCTTTGTCTACAAAAATCGAACGGAATTTCCCGTTAGGTCGAACTCGGTGATTTTGCAGCAGTTACGGCCTCCAAGACGTTGGCCGCCTGCTGCAGCACGCGCACATGCCCGTCTCGCTCCCTCTCGTTGTGCAGCACGTCTTCGATGGAGCGGGCCGCTACCGACACGCGCTCCGAGAGCCACCGGATCGCCCGCCGCACGTCGCCCAGCGTCTTCATCCCCGCGACTTCGCGGTACCCGACCGATCCCTCGTCGGTCAGGAATCCGTCCCGCACGAACTCACTGAAGGCGCGCGACAGGTTCCCGCTGTTCACGTCGGGCCCGGTACGTTTCAGCTCCGAGCGCGTCGCGCCCTGCGTGCGCGGCTCTCGGAAGAACCCCTCGGCGATCAGCCGCGCGACGCGTCCCTTGAGGCTGCTGCCGTCCATCTGGATCATCTTCCGCTCGACGAGGACCTCGAGCTCCGGCTTCGTGGCGATCACGCGGAGCAGCACGGGATCCTTCGCCGCGTCCTGCACGAGCCGCGCGAGCAGCTCCGCGTACAGCGCGTCGTTCGTCAGCGGCGTCGCGCCGGCGATCTGCTGCACCTGGCGAGCCGTCCCGCCTGCCGCATGATCCGTCCGAGCGCTCGCCGCTGAGCCGGCGTCATTGCCTCCAGCGCCGGACTGATCACCAGGCTCGCGCCGAGGATCCTGGTGTCGCTGATCAGCCGATCTACGGCTGCTCTCGAGCGCGTCGATCCGTCGCCGTAGGTCGTCGTTCTCGCGGCGAAGCGTCTCGTTGTCGCGCGCGAGCTGCTGGCTCTCTTGCCGGATGCGTTCCGCTTCTGCTGCATTCACCTGCTCCTCCTCCCGTAGCTTGTTGACGAAGGCCCGCGACCTGATCGCGTCGGCGACGGTCACCGTGCCCGTCGCGATGAGCCGCGCCGTTTCCAGTGGCATCCACGCCGGCTGCACGTAGGTCTTCACCGCGTGCCGTCCATGGCAGACGTAGAACTGCCCGAGTTCCAGCGTGGCGACGTCGGCCGCCTTCGGCTTTGCGATGCCACCAGGGATGTTGGCGAGCGTGCGCTTGATCTCGTTCGCCTCGCGCTGGACGCCGACCAGGCACACCGCGGCCGCGCGGACGACGGTCTTCCAGACGCCGGCGAGGTCCTGGCTGTCGATCCACACGTAGTTGCCGAGGCTCGCGCCCTTGCGGATCAGCACCTCGGCCTCGCGCTTCACGGGCGTCCCACGGCCCTCGGGGATGAACTCCCAGGCCTCCGGAATCACCGTGATGACGTCTCGCTCGTGCGCGTACACGTGCTCGAGCACCGACCGGATCACGAGCGCCTGGAGCTCCGTGCTGTACGGCGAGAGGTCCATGACGTTCAGGCCCTCGCCGATCGTCAGCGAGGTGTGCGCCGGCAGCCGCCGCAGCTGCGGGACCACGAGCTCGAGGTAGCCCTCGATCTCGGTGTAGATGCTTTCCGAGAAGCCACGCGCCGAGGCCTTCGCCGTGCGGACGTTCACGAGGACCTCGGCGAGCGTCGACGTGTTGCGGCACACCTTCATCAGCCAGGAGCGCAGCAACTTGTTCTTTTCGCCGAGCGTGGCGTCGATCAGCGACGAGACGAACACCCAGTCAGCGCGCTCGCGGAAGAACGGCGGGATCCGGCGGCCGCCGGCGAACGCGCCCTCGCCGCGCTTGGTCACGAAGGTGATCGCCCGGGCGGGCGCGCGCGAGATCAGCGCTTCGAGCGCGGTGGTCTTCCCGGCCTCCTGCGTCATGCCGGTGATGACCAGGTGCTTCAACGGGATCGCCACGGGGTCGCCGGTCCCGACCTCGTACCCGAGGTGGATCGTGTGCGGCTTCATGACCTACCAGCGCGCCTCTCGCTGTGACCGGCGATCGCGCCGGTCCTCGCGCCGGTGGTACTCGCGATCGTCACGGCGGCCGGACCCAGTGCCGTCCGGCCGCGGCGACTCCTTCGCCGGCGAGACGACGAGGGTGCGCCCCCCGAAGTCGGTGCCGTCGAATCGCTGAATCGCCGCCAGGGCGTCCGCCTCGGTCGCCATCGTGACGAAGCCGTAGCCCCGCGGCCTACCGGTGTCCTTGTCGTTGACGACGTTGCACTTCTCGACGGCGCCCGCCTGGCTGAAGGCCTCGCGCAGCTCGCGCTCCGTCGTGGCGAACGGAAAATTGCCGACGTAGAGTTTTCGATTCACACGTCTCTCCTGTGTTGTGGTCAGCGGATCTCGCCGACCTTCTACGCCTTCTGTCCGGTGTAGTGCTCCCATCGATCGATCGCCATCTGGACGTAGCCGGGCGTGAGCTCGATGGCAAAGCACGCACGGCGCTGCCGCTCGGCAGCGATGAGGGTTGAGCCGCTCCCGCTGAACGGCTCGTACACGGCATCGCCGCGGCCGCCGTGGTTCCGGAGCGGGCGCTCCATGCACTCGACCGGCTTCTGCGTGCCGTGTCGCGTCACGCCGGTTTCGTCCGCGTGCTCGATGTCCCAGACCGTCGAGGCAGAAACGTCGGCCGCCTCGGCGAGCACGGCGCCGCAGTGGTTGCAGCGGAGGAAGGTCGCCAGGTTCCAGACGGTCGATTGATTGCGGCGTCCGGTCCACTTCGCGGCGGCGCCGCGGCGCACGGCGTACCAGCAGGGCTCGTGCTGCCAGTGGTAATGCCCGCGGCTCAGGACGAACCTCGGCTTTCGCCAGATGATCTGCGCCCGCGGCTCGAAGCCGGTGGCCACCAGCGACGACTCCACCACCGAGGAGTAGATGCCGGCGTGCCACACGTACGCGACGTCGCCCGGGAACAGGCGCCAGGCGTCGGACCAGTCGGCGCGATCGTCGTTCGCGACCGCCCCTGTGCGCAGTGATTCGCTGACGCCGGCGCGGTTGCGCCAGGTCGGGTCGTACTCCACGCCGTACGGCGGATCCGTCACCATGAGGAACGGGACGGCGCCGGCGAACAGCGCGGCGACGTGTGCCGGGTTCGTGCTGTCGCCGCACAGGAGTCGGTGCGCGCCGAGCCGGAAGACGTCACCAGGCATGATGTCGGTGCCGCGCAGCGGCGGGATCGCGTCTGGGTCGGTGAAGCCTGGCGCACTCTCGCCGAGCCCCTCCATGACCTGGTCGAACTCGCGCGCGTCCCAGAACGCGTGGATGTCGAAGTCTGGAAACTCCTGCTGCAGGCGCGCGAGGACGGCGGGATCCCACTCGGCGAGTTCGGCCGCGCGGTTGTCGTACACCGACAACTTGACCTTCTGCTCCGGCGCGAGGTCCCGTCGCCGGACCGCCACGAGCGTCCGGCCGTCGACGTCGACGACGAGAACCTTCTCGATGCCGGCGCGCGCCGCGGCTTCCACGGTCGCGTTGCCGGCGAGGATCGTCCCCTCCTCGTCGATGACGATGCTGCGCGCGGCGCCGACCTCCTGGAGTGCGTCGGTGATCATCTCGAGGTTCCGGGCGTTGTGCCGTCGGGCATTGTTGGGATCGGGCGTAAGTGCCGATAGATCGAGACTTTCTGGTTTTTCTTTAGGGCTGGACACGCCTACACCTGAGCCCGGCAGGGACCGATAGGTCCCGCCAGGCGGGGAAGGTGCTGGGTCGTCTCCAGCGCTGTACTCGCTCAGGGCCCGGCGCGCGGTTGGCGCCGCGTGTCCGGGTCCGCCTCAGACGGGTCGCGCTCGCCCTCAACCAGTGGGCGCGGCCCGTCGCCTCCTACACGTCCACGTGCAGGGTTCCTGGTGACGCGCCTGCGACGGGCGGCACGGGCGCGGCCTCCCGCTTCGGCGCGTGGTTGTTGACGCGGTGCGCGAAGCCGCACCCGCCGCAATAGCGGACGTGGCCGCGGCCGTCGCGCTCGACTTCTCGCCAGCGCTCCCACGCCGGCGATCGGTAGTCCGCAAACTTCGCGCTCGTGAACATGCGGTCCCTCACTCGCTGCAGGCGTACGACTTCGGACAGCTGGTGCGCCCTTTACAGGTCTGGGGCGAGTAGCAGAAGGGCGGACAGCCCGTGACGCTCCGGAGCTGCGGCGTCGCCGGATACGGCAGGGGATCGATCGTCTTCACGACGCCAAACGTGGCGGCGATCGCCCGCGGATCCTCTCCCTGTCGAACTTCGATGCTGCCGCGCTTCCCGTCTTCGAACGTGATCCAGAACGCCATGGCTATGCCCCTTTCGCTGATTACCTCTTCGTCGAACACTCGTGCAGCTGCCCCGCTGGTACGGTCACACCACAGAGCGGGCACACGACGGCGAAGCTGGCCTGGATGACGCACTTCGCGACGGTGACCTTCACCTGTGGTGGTGGATCGTTTCGTTTCGCCATCAGCACCGTCCCCGCACTTCGCCGCACCGGGTGCACGTCCAGGTCATTCGCTCGAAGGTTTCGCCTGGCCAGACGGTCTGCGTCGGCTGGAAATCGTGCTGCGTGACGCAGTCGGCCTCGGCGGACTCGAAGAGCGCCGGCTGCTCCGGTTCACGCGGCTTCGGCGGCCGCGGGGTGAACGGAATCAGGGACGGCACGGCGCCACCTCAGGGAACTCCCTGACGCGCAGGCCCTCGTGAGGCCACTCGTCTGGTGTGCCGCCCTTCTTGTCCTTCAGCCGTAGGTAGCGGTACCACGACGCCTGATCACCGGAGTAAACCGCGGTCCATCCTTCGACGTGCTGCGGGTCCTCAGGGCGGCGGCGGAAGAACTCCAGCGGCTTCGCCCCGAGCTGCTTCACGAACACCGCTGTCCCTGCCGCCTGGCACTGCTGGACGATCGAGCGCGCCCACGCGAGATCGAACGGCCGCGCGCCCTTGCCGCTCTCCCCGCCGACGATGACCCATGACAGCCGCGGCAGCGGCGCGCCAGCAGGAACGATCGCCTTCACGGGGTTCAGGTTCCGGTATTCATAGAGCCAGTCGTGGCGCAGCTCGAGGGGACCGAGCAACGGCTCGGCGGAGATGAACCGCACCGCCGCGGGCGTCTGGAGCAGGAGCGGGATCCGCTCGTCGGCGAATCGCTGGTTCTCCACCGAGACGCCGAGCCACACGTTCGGGAGCGGCCAATTCGCGTAAAGGCTGGAGCCACCACGCAGCGCGTCGATCAACTGCACCATCTCCCGCATCCGCGCTGGCCTCTTGGTCAGCACCTGAAACGTGTGCTGTGGCGCCCGAGCCATCCGGTTGAACACCGCGATGATGAACGCTTGCGGAACGTCCTCATGGAACAGGTCGCTCTGGTTGCACACAAAAATCTTCCGCGGCCGCTTCCACTTCAGCGGCCAGTCCAGCCGCTCCTCCAGGCAGTTCACCCGCCCCGTCCACCGCAGCTTGCCGGCTGCCGTCGGCTCGACGACGCCCGCGAATGCCGCTGCCACCCTTGGATTCGGGTTGTGGCTCAGACGCCGCGCGTCACGGACGGCGTAACAGTTCGCGCACCCGGGCGAGGCGTAATCGCAGCCGGTCACCACGGGCCACGTAGAATCCGTCCATTCGATGCTGCTGTTCTCCGCCATCACTTCACCCCGAAGCGGCCGCGGCGCACGTCGCCAACGGTGAAGCACTCCCGCCACTTCACGCTGGAGGTCTGCCCGAGCGGCAGCACGACGCAGACCTGGAGGTCGTCGGGAGCAGGTCCGCGGAACGTGACCTGGCGCCCGTCGCGCGAGATCTCCAGCGGCGCGATCGCGCGGTCCGCCTCGGTGGCGAGTGGCGTCGCCTGAGCGGCAACGGCCGTGATGGGCCGAGCCACGTCCAGGGCTGCGATACCTCGACGAATCTGCTCCAGCCTGAACTGAATAGTGATGACACCGCCGACCAGAAACGCCAGGCAGCCGATCGTGAAGGTCTTCATCGTCATAAGATCTCCGACGGTTCCTCGTCGACGCCCGCGGACGCCGGCGCCGGCAGCGAGCGTTCCTCGGCGAGCGACACGACCGAGAGCTTCCGCTGCTGCATGCCGGCGACGGCGCGCTCGGCGACCTCCTGCGTGCAGGGCGTGATGCCGTAGATCGCCCCGACCCCGAACAGCTTCGTGTAGCCCTGGACCGGCGCCTCCTTCACCGTGGACCCAGGCGGCACGTGCGTGCCGTCGACGTACTCCCATGCCTTCGTCACGCGCTCCCGCTCCTGGAGCGGCGGCACGTCGACGCGGAAGAGGACGGCCTGGCCGAATGCTTCCGTCGTGACATAGCCGGCGTACCGCTGGTGCCCGAAGACTTCGACGACCGCCCATCCCTCGAACTTCGCCTGCTGCTCGGTACTCATGCTTCATCTCCAAACGTCGGGTTCCGCACGGAACCAAACTGTGAGCGCCGCATCCGGCGCGACTGAATCTGCGCGATGGTGGTGAACCCGTCGGCTGGCGCGTAGGCCCACCAGGAGTACGCGGGGAGCCCGGTGTCCTTCGGCGCGACCGCTGGCGGCGTCGCGCGTGCGCTGTAGCGCTGCGCGTGCGCGCGCTGCTTCGCCGTGCGCGGCTTCACGATGCGGGGGCGCTTCATTGCCCTCAGCCCTCCCCTCGCAGCGCGCCAGGCTGCTCGGGCCCCGGGTCGCTGACGTCGTGCGCGTGATAGGGACACCTGAACATCCGCAGGTCGATCAGCGACCAGAGCAATCCTTCTGGCACGTTCACGTCGTGCGGCCCTTTACCGCTCGTCCCCTGACATCGCAGGGTGTAGAGACGCCGGCCTCGCCAGTCGACGCGCGGCAGCCGCGCGATCTCCAGGGACCGCTGGAACGAGCGAGCAGGCCCGGCGACCTCGAGGAACGCCGCACGGGCGGTGTCCGCCTGTCGCTCCAAATGCAAGCCGACGGTGGTGGATGGCAATGGCATCGTCGTCACTCCACGAAGTTGACCGGCGTCTTCACCTTGGCGGCGTCTGCGGACGTCCGCAGCTGCTCGGCCCGTGCGGCCGCCGCCGCGCTGAACGCGTCGCGATCCTTCCCGACCCACCAGCCGGCCGCCGCCGGCGGCGCCGTCGTCTCCTGACGCAGGCCCGGACGCATCGAGCGGCCGTGGCTCACCGCCTGGGCGCAGCACTCCGCGCAGAGCCCGCGCGCGTTGAGGACGATGACGTCCTTCCCGCACTTCCGGCAGCGGTCCGCGTCCGGCTCCGGCAGCTCGACGTCGTCCAGCGCGGTGTCGGCCGTGACGTTGTCAGCCTCGGCCTCCGCGGCATCGATCGCGGCCTGGTCCGCCGGCGCGGGCTCAACCTCGCTCGCGAGATGCTCGGCGGCCGCGGGTTCAGGGCGCCTCCTTCGCCGGCGCGCCGGCAGCCTTGCGGCCTTTCGCGGTCAACTCCCAGCCGTCCGTGGTGCGCACGATGAGGCCCTGGCGGGACAGCCGCGTCAGCGTGTTGGAGACCGCCGACTTGTGCTGCCGCTCGGTCACGCCCGGCTCGAGGGGTAGCGCCGACCGCAGCGCCGACCGCGAACGCGTTCCGCCGGCGATCAGCGTCAGCAGCGCGCGGTCGCGCGACGCCGCCGTGCGCGCCAGTTCCGCGACCGGCACGCCGGTCGTGCGTGGGCGGGGCCTGGGGCCGCGGTCCGCGTCTTCACGGACGCGGGTCGCCGCGGCCGGCAGTGCCGCGATCTCCTGAATGGCGGCGATCGCGCGACGCGTCGCCTCGAGCTCGACGACGAGCTGCTGCTCGGTCTCCTGGAGCGTGGTGAGGGCAGTGGTCAGAGCGGTGGACACCATCGAGCTACCGCTTCTTCCCGGCCTTCGCGGCCTTCTTCGCCGGCGCCGCGGCGGATGGCTTCTGCGCCCGCTCGACGGCGCCCAGGTTGAACCCGAACGGCTTCACGGCCCGCAGGAACGCGTCGCGGTTGTAGGTGCCGTCGTCGATCACGACAGCGAGCGCGATTGCCTGACCGAGGTTCTTCTCGGTGAGCTTGCCGGTCAGCTTCTCGACCTCCTTCAGATTCCAGCCGATCAACTGCCCGACGAGTGCCGGCGTGACCGCCTGGGTCTTCAGGTGCTCGGCCAATGCCGCCATCGCCTTCGGCTTCAGCGCCTCCCAGGCCTTGCGCTGCTCCTCCTCGCGCCGCCGCTGCACCGCCCAGCGATCCTCGGCGCGCTTCTCCACATTCGCCGCCTTCTTCGTCTGCCCCGACTCCCGGAGCTTCTGCGCCTGCTGCTTCGCCTTGACCTCCTTCGCCCAGTGGACGGTGCATTTGTGTCGCGCGACGCAGACGTCGAACGAGCGGCCGTACTCGCGATCGCCGGCGACGACGACGCCGAGGACCGCGTGCTCGCACGTCTTCGAGCCGGCTTGGCCGTCCGCCCGCTTCCAGGCGCTCGAGCCGTACGTCCGCTCGTCGTCGGCCTTCGCGGCTTCGGTGTGCGCCACCTGGTCGAACGTGATCGGGACGACCTTCTTGCCGCGGCCGGGCTCCGCGGCTCGCGCCGCGACCTGCTCGGCGACCTCACCGAACTCGAGCGGCGCTGCCTTCGCGGCATGCTGGATGTCGAACCGGATGTGGTCGGCGATCCAGTTCTCGAGCTCCCGGATCGTCTTCGGTTTGCAGCCGTCGTACGGTCCCTTCTTCGCCGGCTTGCCTGTGTCCTGGTCGAGCGGCAGCGACGCATCCTCGGATTCCCACAGCCCGCTGCTCCGATCGGCGTTGTAACCGTTCGACCGGCCCGGCTTGATGACGCGCGCCTGGTCGGCCGGCTTCAGCCGGGAGATGACGATCGCGTGGCCGACGGAGATCCGCTCCTCCTCGAGGAGCTGCTTCGCCTCGGGAATCAGATCGTTCAGCTTCAGCCGGTCCCACACCCACGCCGGCGACATCCCGATGCGCCGCGCGATCGTCTCGGCGCTGTGCTTGTCGGGGTTGCTGTCGATCAGCTTCCGGTATCCGACGGCCTGCTCGAGCGGCGTCAGATCGGTGCGGTGGATGTTCTCGATCAGCTGCACCTCGAGCACCTGCTCGTCGGTGTAGCTCCGGATGATCGTCGGCACGCGGTCCAGTCCGGCGAGCTTCGAGGCGCGCCACCGGCACTCGCCGGCGACGATCTCGTAGGTGCCCCGCTGCTCGGCATGCGGGCGGACGACGATCGGCTGGATGAGCCCCTTCTCCGTGATGCTGTACGCGAGTTCGGCGATGTAGGCATCGTCGAAGTGCGTGCGGGGATTCGTGGCCGACCGCTGAATCGTGGCGATCGGCAGCTTCTCGAATTTCTCGACGAGAGTGGCGGCGCCATCCGGCGCCGTCGTGGTCTGTGGTTGCATCGTGATCTGTCCCCTTCGTTGATGGCCGGTCCGACGAACCGGCTATGACGTCACGTCGACCGCGTGATCGGGCGCGCACTCGTCGCAGAGCACGCGGTTCCGTCCGGCCGTTTTCCAGCTGCGCGCGTGCTGCGTGCCGCAGGTCGCGCAGCGCTCCCGCGCACGGAGCTCGCGTTTGAGGATCTCCGTGTCGATCGACCGCAGATCGATCCGCGGCGTGTTGGTCGGGTTCTTCAGGTTCTGCTGGCTCATCGGGCACGCTCGCGTTCGCGTTCCATCCAGTCGTAGAGCCGCTGCGCCAGGGCGGGCGTGGTGCGATCCATCACCGTGGCGGCGAGGGCGCGCAGGAGGTGTGCGACACCGTCGAAGTCCGAGACCTCGAAGTCGTCGGCGAGCCGGTGGATCCGGAGCGACCCGTCCAGGCGATCCACGACGCGCTGCGTCGGCCGCGGATCGGTCAGGTCCCGGGCGATGTCCGCGAGGACCTCGCGCCCTTCGGGCGTCGCGCTGGCGACGTCGAGCAGCTGCGGCAGGCGGGCAACGGCGATCGCCGCCTTGGCGCTCATCGACTCGGCGACCAGGTGGCCGCCGTAGTAGCGCAGGTCGTCGGGGCCCGCCGCTGGAAACTGCGTGGCTCCAGGACGATCCGCCACAACGGAGCCGCGGCGCGCACGCCAGCAGCCCATCTCGTGACGGAGCTGCTCGATGACGTCGCCAATGGTGGGCTCGTCCGCGCGCGTCAGCCGATCGATCGCGCGCTGCGCGAGCTCCTTCGATTCGGGTGTGGCGACCACGTAGTCGCGGATCCGCTCGAGCCACTCGATCACGGGGTCCGCTGGCAGCGCGGGTGCAGCCGCGCCGATGGTGTTCTGCATCGGTCCTCTCCTCTCGTCAGAACGGGATTTCACAGCTGGGGCATTCCAGCCATCGTGCCCGTCGGTACTCGGCCGGCAGGCGCCTCCGACACGTCACGCACTTCCCGCGGTCGCGCTGCCGCCGGCGCCGCGCGCGGTACGGCTCGGTTCGGTGTCCCCTCCGTTTCATGCGACACACCGTGAGCAGAGATTCGGCGCCGCCCAGAGGCATCCGCCTCGGCACGCACGACTGTCGCTGCAGCCGCACACACGGCACGTCATCTCGCCGGCCGGCATGCGGATCCGGCCGTCGGCCTGCAGCCACCGTGGCGCCGCCTCCTGTCGCGCCGCGGCGAGCAGCGGGACGGTGTCTGCGGGGCTCAGCGGCGCGAGGTAGTCGTCGTCCTCCTCGTCCTCGTCCGGCTCGCCGTCGAAGTCGTCCTCGTCGTCGGGGAGATCATCGAACTCGTCGGCGATCTCGCCGAGGGCTCGCTCTGCTCTGCTGGCCATTGCACTCCTCCTCGTCGTCACGCGCCCCGTGTCCACCACGGGCCGCCGCCGCAGCGGGGGCACAGGTGCGCCGTCCTGATGCCCGCGTTCTCGTCGCCGTGTCGCCACACGTAGCCGCAGGCGCCACAGCGATGGGTGTGGGTGCCGGCGGCGGCCGGCGGTGGTGCGGGCGGTGGCGGCCACGGCGCGGGCGCCGGGACCTTCCCGCTCGTCAGACGGGGCCGCCGGAAGCGAGCGATGAGACGCGCAATGAACCCCATCGCGTCACACCTCCGCGGCTGCCGTCGCTGGTGCGTCTTCGGCCGCCGGCGCCGCCGTTTCGACGCCGGTGCAGTGCATGCCGACCAGCGCACCCTCCGGGTACGGCTGCACGTCACCGTCGCCGGCGTTCAGCCGGAGGATCCGCGCGCCGCACGCGGCGCAGTGCTGCTCGTCCGCGCCGGCGGCGGCGGCGCGATGCGGCTGGCCGAGCACGTCGGGGATCTCCTCGAGCGAGAGCCCACCGTCGACCCAGGCGAGCGCCTGGCGCCGCTCGTCCTCCGTCCAGGTGGCGACGACGTCCTCGGGGATGCCGAGCAGTCCGCGCGCGGTGAGCGCGTCGACGACGAGACCGGCGTCGCGCAGCTTCTCGGCGATGTCGATCGCGCGGGAGTTGGCGTTGAGCGCGAGCGCGCGGTGCGCTTCACTCGCGAGGTCGGTGAGGGCGCCGTTGGTCGACTGCAGGGCGGCGGCGACCAGGCTGGGGCTCGCGGCGCGGCACACGGGGCACGGCTGCCCCGTGTTGCGTTCGAACGTGCAGGCGCTCGCGGCGCGCGCGACATCCTCGAGCGTCTCCTCGGCACGATCGCGACGCCGCTGCGCCTCGCGTTCCTGCCGGATCATGCGCTCCTCGAAGGCCTCCTCCATCGCGTCCTTCTCGACGAGGCTCTTCGCGTACGCCTTCTGCGCCTTCTTTGCGGCCCGCTGCGCCGCCTCGGCCGCCTCCTTCAGCAGACGCGTCTCGCGGCGCTTCTCGAACAGCTCGCGCAGCGCGCCATCGGAGTTGAACGGCGGGTCGGGCCAGAGCCGTGGCTGGTGACTGTCGCCGGCGGCGATCGCCTGGCGAATGGCCTCGGGCGCATCAACCGGCTCGGCGGCCACCATGGTCGTGCGGCAGTTCGCGCAGATCGGCATCTGCGTCGCCGGATCGAGGCCGTAGATGAACCCCTGTTCGCGCAGCTGCTCCGGAGGGTCAGTCGGATCGAATTGCGCGCGCGTGTAGCAGTGCGGGCGGTTCGGGCAGATGGCGTGACGGAGACGCGCGGCCGGCGCCTCCGCGACGTCACCCGTGACCTGCTGCTCGTCAGGCGGAGGGGGTGACGCGGGCGTGTCCGTCGCGCGCTTGTTGCGGCGCCGCGCGCGCGATGGCGTCTGGTGAGTGCTGGGGGAGTCGGTCTGTTCAGGGGCCGCGGCGGCCTCGGTGGCGTCGCGGTCGAGCGCGAGCGCCTTGATGCGGTTCTTCACGACGTGGAACGGCCAGCCGAGGACCGTCGCCACGGATCGTGCGGCACGCCGGGGATTGGCGGCGTAGTAGTCGCGCAGCAGTTGATCCTGGTCGGCGGTCCAGGTGTACGTCGTCGGCTGGCGTCCCGCCGCAGCCGGCCTCACGTCCGCCGGCGCGGTTCGCGGACTCCGCGTTGTCTTCCCGTACCGATCGCGGTGCCGACCGCTCCGCGCGGCCATGGAGTACCGGGCCTTGGTCGATGCCTTTCGCTTCGCCATTCAACTCCTCCACGCCGCTCGAACGTCAGGACGATCGAGCTGAATCACGGTCCAGAACTTCCCGTCGGGGGCGACCATCTCGAGCGGCTCGCCGTGCTCGAGCCACTTCGCGTTGTCGTTGGTGATCAGGCCGACACGCTTCATGGCGTCGACCAGGTGCTTGTCGCAGGCGCGGCGGTTCCCCGGGTCGAGCCGATGACGCGCGGACGGGATCAGGCGCAGCACCTGGACGCGTCGGTATTCGCGACGGCCGACGAGCTGCTGCTGCGCCACCCGTTCGCCGGGGCGCCAGCCGTCGAGCCCGCGGAGGACGACGTACGCGGCGATCGCGCCGGCGAGCTCGTGCTCCCAGCCCTCGCGCTCACGCTGCGCATTGCGCCAATGACCCCACATCGTCGCGTTGAGCGAGCGAACCTCACGTGGGATCCGGAAGATCCACGAGCCGGGCGCTACGAACTCCAGCCGGGGCCGCGTGATGTCAGCGACGTCGTCGAGCGGGTGAAAGAGCGACCGCGTGATCATCGGCGGCGCCCTCCGGCGGCGAGCTGGCGCAACTGGTCGACGAGCGTCCGGGTGTCGAGAGCCCTTGCACCAGCCGGATCATCAGCGTCTGCAGCGGGGTGAAGGGGCCCGGTGGCTCGCGACGCATGGCCCAGGGCGGGTCCGCCTGGCGCTGCGGTGGCCGCGGTGGAGCCGGCGTCACCAGCCCCGTCGGCCGCGGTCCCCACCGCCGTTCGAGCGCCTTCTCGACGGCCGCCATGGCCGCGTGGATCGGTTCGCTCGTCGGTGGCTGCGCGAACTCCAAGTGCGCCAGCCGATCGCGAATCCGCGCTTTCCACTCGCTGTCCGACATCGTCGGCTCCGCCTCGATCAGCGAGCGGGCGATCTGGCAGAGCTGCCGCCAGGGCACCGGCGTCGACGGAGGCGGTCGCCTCGTCCGCTTCGACATGGGTTTTCAACAGGGAATCAACAGGCCGGCGCGACAGCGCCGGTAGGTTTGTACTTACAGCCGTGTGTACCAGCACAGGCGGGAGTAGTTCCAGCTGGGTACTACTGACAGGGACAGGGCACCCAGGGTGACGCGCGGTACGGTCCGCGTGTCGCGCGTTGCGGTCTGGAACCGTTCTGGAACCGTTCCCGGAACCGTTCCCGGAACCGTTCCCGGAACGGTCCTCCCAGTTGGGCGGCGTCCAGGTTTTCTCCGGTGTCCAGTTCTTCAGCTTCTTCCCACGACCGCCGCCGCCAGGCCAGAGGGTGTGCAGCCATTGCGTGGCGATGCTGCAGTCCGCGAGGAGCGGTGCCGGGATCCGCGGGTTCGCCGTCGCGAGCGCGTAGCGGATCTTCTGGTAGTCCTGCCAATCGACCTGATAGCAGTAGGTGCGGCCCTGGTGGTCGAAGAGGCTGACCAGGCCCACCTCGGCGACCCGTTCGAGCATCCGCATCACCTTCTGCGTCGAGTGCTTCGCCAGCCGGTCATAGAAATCCTGCAGAGGAAGCGGCGAGAACCGCATGACGCCGAAGTCGTCGGCTGCCTGGATGTACGTCCGCCACACGATGTCCTCGAGATCCGATAACGCGTTGACCTTCTCCGAATGGCCAAGGCGTTTGTGAAACAGCCTGTCGTCAGGCACCCTGCGTGTCCTCCACGATCCGCACGTGGGCGGGTCGCGATCGATCCCCAAATACCTTTCGCGCGACGGTTTCGGTCATCTCGAAATCCAGCCAGCCGCTCGCGTCGAACGTCTCCGCGCCGTCCGCCATGACCGGCAGGATGTCGTCGCGCTGGAGCAGCGGATGGCACAGGCCGCCGTCGCCGACGTCGCAGACGCAGAGCGAGTTCTCCAGCGAGACGCGGCCACCGGCGCCCCGTGTCTTGTGCTCGTGCACCACGCGCGTCGGGCGGCCGCACACCCGGCACCGGCACCCGTCGCGGCGCCGTACCTCCTCCTTCGCCCGCCGCTGTGCGCTGGCACTCTGGCGCTGCGGCTTCCAGTTCGGAACGGCCACACGTGCTAGACCTTCTCCTCGTAGAACTCGATGCCCGGGATCTTGACGGTCCCCTTCATCGACTTCGCGATCGCCGTCAGCGCGGCGTCGTCGAGCGTCAGGTACTCGCGCGGCACCAGCGCGGCGGCGCGCTTCCGCGCCGCAGGATCCTTGCGGCCGCCGAACGCGTCGGTGCACCCGGCAATGCGCCAGGTCCAGTTCTTCCTGGTGGCGCGCACCCCCGCCACCGTCGGCACCGCGCTCGGCAGCGTGACCGACGGCGCCAGCACCGGCTGCTGCCGGACCGCGGCGGCCATTTCCTTCTGCCCCTGCTTCTCGAGCAGCTTCGCCTCGGCATTGCGCTGGGCCAGTTGACGCTGCCGCTCTTCCTCCGCGAGGCGCCGTTCCTCGGCGAGCCGGATCTGCTCCTGCTTCCGCTCGTAATCGCCGCGCAGCCGCCGGCATCGCGCAGCGAAGTCCTTGGGGCCCTTGATGAACACGTCGCGGATCGCGCACGCGGTCTGCCAAACGCTCCGGGCCTTTGCGACGTGGTCGTCGAAAACCGGCTCGAACTTCTTCACGTACCCGTTGAGTCGCACCTCGAGCTCGCCGACGGCCGTGTACTCGGCTGGGCTCGCGATCTCGTCGGGCAGCCCGCGCTCCGCCTCGAGCACGAGCGCGGCGCGTTCGGCGTCGATCTCCGCGCGGTTCTTCGGCTGCAGGAGGACGGTCGCCTCCATCGGTTGCTGTGTGACGACCTCGGTTTCTGTTGCCATGTCGCTCCTTCAGAGGTGCCGCTGGTGATTGCGGCGGAAATGCACGCACGAGAGCGCGCAGAAGAACATCGCGAGGTCCCGCGGGTCCTCGTAGGGCTCCGGCCGGCCGCGCTTGCCGTCGCGATACAACTTCACGGCACGCCGGCGGATCGGTTTCTTCGACTTCGCGTATGTCGGGAGGACCGTCGGCAGGAGGAACTTGCGGACGCCGTACTCGTACGCCGCGGTCTGCAGGGGCGCCGCGACGTCGCTCGGCTCGCCGGTCTTCCAGTCGTTGATCGCGAGGACCCCGTCACTGTCGTACGCCAGGTAGTCCATCGTCCCGGCGAACCGCCGATCGGGATCCCAGAAGCGGTACTCGACCGCGATCGGCGTGCCGTCGGCGCCGCGGAGCGGCTTCATGCCGGCGACCGCGAGATACTCCAGCGCCGAGTCCACGTACCCGCGGAACCGCTCGTCGACGTCCGCGAGGTCGAAGTCGCCCTCGAGGTAGTAGTGCAGGACCGTGTGGACGTAGGTCCCGCGCGCCTTCGCCTGCTCGAGTGTCTCGCCGGGGATGACCGAGAAATCGATGAACCGCTCCTCCTCGAGGACCTGCGTCACGCTCGGCACCACCTGGCCATCGATCGTGTAGAGGTGCTTCTCGGGGTCGAACGCGAACTGCGGCGGCGCCGTCGCGACGAGCGCGTTCATCGGCGTCATGCACCCTCCTGCCGTCGCCAGCCGGAGGACTCAACCGCAAGCCCCCCGATGTTGCGGTTCATGCTGCGCTTCGCGCCGCACCGGCACGTGTCCTCGACGGTGCTGTTCTGGTGTGCCCGCTCGTTGCACTCCGCCGGCCGCTCCGCCACGCAGTGCGTGAACGGCCGAACCGTTCGGAGCGATTTGACGGGCGCGTGCTGGTGCGGTCTCATGCCGGCACCGCCAGTCCCGCGTCGCGCGCGAACCCCTTCGTGACCGAGCCGCACAGGCAGGCGTCGCTGTCGCGCGCCCCCACCTTCCACGCGTGGACGAACTGGCAGCGTGTCGGCCGCGGCTGGGCCGCCTCGCGTTGCCGCCGGTGCTCGTCGAGCAGCTGCTCGAGCGAGCGTTCGTCGTGGCGTTCGGCGGGGAACTCCGATTCGAGGAGCTCGGCGAGCCGCTTCGCGTCGTCGATCGAGAGCGCGCTGTGCCGGAGCGTCAGCACGAGCGGATCGAAGGCGGTCTCCAGGGGCCGGTACGCGCGAATCCGGAAGGCGTGCGGCCACGCGACGTGCTCGATGCGCAGCACGCAGCGGAGCTCCGTGCCGTCGGCGCGGTGCCAGGCCTCGATCTCGGCCAGCCCGAGGGTGTGCCAGACGATGGCGGACATGAGGCGCCTCGTCTAGCTGGCGGAGACGATCCGCTCGAGCACCTTGCAGGCCTTCCCGTTCGGCCGGGTGGCCCCGTGCCAGGTGATGTTGACGAGCGTGTCGGTGCCCTCGCACGACGCCGCGATGTCCGCCAGCGCCTTGTCACGCGTGGTGAAGACCATGCCGATCGGCGCCTTCCCCTGCTCTTTCACCGTCGCGCTGATCTCCGTGTACGGATCCTCGCCCTTGGGCGTGCAGTACACGACGTCGGTGATGACCATCGACTTCGTCTCGACCGTGGGACCGGTGTTCGAAGCTGAAGGCTTCTGCTGCGTCGAACCGCGGCCGGCAGACTTCGCCGTCGCCGCCACCTCGCGTGCCGGCTTCTCCGGCGAGGCGTGGTGCGACTCGCCGGCCGGCGGGAGCTCGGTCTGGAGGACGGGATCCTGGCTCGCGGCCGCGCTGCTGCCCGCCGGCGTCGGCGAGGCCGCGGCCGCCTTCTCGCTGCGGCGGACGGGTTCAGGAATCGCCTGTGACTGAACCTCGAGTTCGTCTGGCGGGATGTCGCGGAGCTCCTCGGCCGACCCCATGCCGCGCAGTTCTGCGGCGAAGGCGTCGCGACCCGCCCAGGAGCGGGCTCGCCACCGCATCTGCCGCGCCGGGTAGTTGGCCCAGGGGCCTTCCTTGCCCCACAGCTTCGCCCGCTTCGCATCGGCGACCGAGAACGTGCCGGTAAACGGGTTCGGATTGCCCTTGCGCCAGAAGCTCGTGACAGCCGTGGTGTCGTCGAGCTCAAGGTCCTTCGGACCGACGATGTCGCGCCGCTCACCGTTGACGAGGTAGTACTCGTCGTGTTTCGCGTAGCTCGGCGAGGACATGATCACGGCCATGAAGCCGTCCCCGTACACGCCAGGCTTCCCGTTGATGACCGCGATCGACTGGAGCGACTGCATCGGCGGCAGCCCGATCTCCGCCCCGAGCTGCATGGCGACGACGATGTCCTCCGGCTTGCCCTGGTAGCTCTTTGGCACGAGCGTGGAGGTGGCGAGCTGCCGGGCGATCCGCAACCCCTCGTCCCAGTTGCGCGCCGTCATGCCGAACCCGATGGAGGCGGCCGCGCTGCGCTTCTCGAGTTGCATCTCCTCGGCGGCGGTACCCTCCGCCGGCCTGACCTGTTCCTGTTCCTGGACTGCTGTGCTCATGACGCTCCTCTGCGCTACCGCGCGATCTGACACGGCAGCTCCAGCTGCCGCGCGGCGGAGATCCCCGCCGACTCGAGGTGGAGGGTGACGCCGGCGCCGCAGCGCCGGCAGGTGGACAGCTCGTACCCGGGATCGCTCGGCCGCCAGACGTCCATCTCGTGGCCGAAGCGGCGCGCGTCGGCGCGCGCCTTCGCGCGCGCGAGCGCCAGCGCTTTGCGCTGTTCGTAGCGGAGGATCTCCGTCGCCGTGGGCGGCGCCTCTCCGTCGATCGACTCCATGAGCGCGATCGCCGCCTGGGCGAGGCCGATGTAGAACTCGCGTTCCGCCGGCGGCACCTGGGACAGCTCCGCCGAGGGACGACCGGTCAGCGTCCGGACCTGGCCCACCAGGTGGCTCGCGATCCGCCAGGCCAGGACACCGTGGCGCTGGTCGCAGCGAGCGGCCGCCACCGCCTCGCGGGCGTACTCCCGGAGCGGCGCTGGCGAAAACGGCGTGACTTTTGTACTCTGATGAGGCATCGCGTTCGGTCCTCGGGGTCCGCTGCCGTGCAGGGTCAGCGGACCCCTTCGTTTAGGCGGTGGCCGTTCTGGCCCTCCGCGAGTTCTCCTCCAAGGTCACCGGCTCCAGATGGTCGGGGTTGAAGCACCGACGGTTGCGGCACAGGTGGTCGATCGTCAGACCTGTGGGAATCGCGCCGCGGAACAACTCCCACGCCAGGCGATGGACGCGCAGCGGCCGGCAATGCCCCTCGGCTGTTCGCAGACCGAGAGCGATCTGGCCGTACCCACCGGAGTCCACTGACCTCGTGTAGTTCCAACAGCCGTCAGCCGTGATCTCGCGGCGCTCGAGGAGCAGCGCTTCGATCTGCTCCCGACGACGACGCCAGTGGCGCTTCGCGGCGCAGCCGCGACGACAGAATCGAGCCCCGCCGGCGTTCCGCTTCGAGCGTCGCGCGGAGAACGTTGCACCGCACTCCTCGCACTGCGCGTCGATGCGGATGTGGACGTTGTGCGGCATCACGAATACCTGTGATCCACGGGGATCCCCAGCTCCTCGCATTCCGCCAACCGCTCCGGATCCACGGCTGCCGCCGGCGTGCGCCGACGATCCACGTGGTGGCTCCGCTCGTCGAGCCAGGCGCGGATCGCCGACGGCTCGAAGTAGATGCGGCCGCGGCCGCCGGTATGGATCGCGCGGCCCTTCCGGGTGCTCGGGGTGCGGACGTGCGGAATCTGCTTCGTCGCGACGAGCTCCCGGACGTAGTCGGCCGGCCAGCCGAGCTGCTCGGCGAGCTCGTTGATCGTCAGGAGCCGCTCGAGGGTCGTGCGGCTCATGAGTCGCCCTGCCCTTTCAGCGGTTCGTAAACCACGAAGCCGCGCGTTTCGCGATTGCAGGCGCTGCAGCGCAGGAACATGCGGCCGCGGAAGATCACGAGTGCGTACGTGTGCCTGCACGTCGCCTGGCCCACCTTCTCGACGGCGAGTCGCACGACGCGTCGGGCCCGCGGCCGCAGGTGTGCGGGTACCATCAGTTCGCCCTCCGCATCTGCACCACGGCGACGGGATTGAGCGGCGCGTCGGATTGCGCGTCCACCCACGCCTCGAGGCGCGCGACGACCGCCATGTGCTGCCCGACCACGTCCTTGAACACCGCCCGTTCCTCGGTGCTGATCCGATGGCCGCGGGCCGAATCGGCCGCCGTGATCGTCCGCAGCGTGTCGACGACCGTTGACAGCGACCGCAGGGACGCGGCGGCCTGCTCCAGGACCTCGGCATCAGCGCCGGCGCCGGCGACGTCGGGTAGCTCGAACAACTCGCAGCCGGCCTGCCGGACGTAGAAGCGCAGCCACTCGTACCGCCGCGTGCAGCGGCAGATCGCCGCGATCTCCTCGGGCTTCGCCTGTGTGTCCCCCTGCGGGGCGGAGATCTTCATCAGCCGCTTCACCGGGATCGCGGTGGCGGCGGCGATCTGTTCGAGGGGCACGGCCGCGGTATGACGCAGCGTGCAGTGTGCGTACTCCCGCGCCGTCCGCGGCGTGCAGGGCGTGCGCAGCTGACACTCCAGGCGGTTCTGCAGCGTCATGGCCGCGCCGCCTCTCGTTCGGTGCGCGTGCGGAAGTCGCTCGCGACGGCTGCGCGCGCGAGCGCCACGACCTGCGCCGCCGTGTACCGCGCGCGGGCGAGGTGCTGCAGGTCGTACACGCTGAAGTAGTCGCGCTCGATGCCGACCGCCTCGAGTCCGGCATGCACCGCCGTCACGAAGGCCTCCCACGCTGCGCGGTTCCTCAGGACGGTCCTCACGCCGCGGCTCCGTTCCCGCCGTTCGTCTCGAGCTGCGCCAGGATCGCGTCACAGGCGCGGATCGCGTCGGCGATCGCCGCGCGCGTCTGCGCGATGGCCGTCGACGTGCGGAGCGCGCGCTCGTGGAGCACCTGCTCCGCCCGAAACAGCGCGGTGTGCGCCGAGGCCGCGGCTGACTCGAAGTTCCGCTGCGCGACGATCAGATCGAGGACGTCCATCAGCGGGACCTCCGCGGCTTTCGGCTTTCTTCGCCGGTGTTTGCTCTCGACGTGGGGCGCGCCTGGTGGATACCGTCGAGCGCGTCATGGAGCCCACGCTGCACGCGCGCGGACCGCACGCGCGGATCGCCGCACGGCAGGAAGTTGTTGCGATCGTCGAAATGCTGGCCGAGCGAGACGCCGCACCCGAAACAGACGCCGAGCTGCTCGCGGACTACGCGGCGGTGCTCCGCGCGCAGCGCGCGCTGCGGCTGGCGACCGCACGACTGGAACGCAGCCTGGAGCGTCATCAGGCGCTCACCCGCTGACGGCGATCTTCGGTAGTGCCAGGGAACAGGTCTTCGATCTGGCAGCCGAAGAACTCCGCGAGCTTTCTGGCCGTGTCGAGCATCACCGGACGGCCGTTCACGATGTTGCTGACGTTCGGGGCCGGGATTCCCGTGGCCTCGGCGACGTCGGCCTGTCGCGCCTTGACGAGCGCGAGAGCGATTCGGATCTTGTTTGGCATCGCGCCAAGGGGCACGGCACGAAGTGCCTCCAGCTGTTCAGCGGTAAGTGGTCGGCGCTGCTGGTGTGAACTCACAGGCGAAGTTTGCTGCCGCCGTTCGTAGCAGTCAAGCGAAAAAATAGCCTGTGAGTTCAGGCTGTCGCAACCTTTCAGGCTAAGTGGCGTCGTTACAGGAACTTACAGGCGAAAAAATATTGCGCGCTTATAGCTCTGGGGCTATCGTTCTCTGCGTGGCGAGCTTCGGTGCGAACGTACGCAGGTTGCGAATGGGGCGCGCCATGCGTGCCGGACAGCTCGCGAAGAAGATTGGGGTTGCTCCGTCGGTCGTATCCGCGTGGGAGAACGACAAGCGTGGCCTGCCGGAAACGCCCACCCTATTCAAACTCGCGAAGGCGTTGAACTGCAGCATCGGTGATCTATTGCGCGGCGTCGATGAGGAGTACGACCGAGCGGAGATCGCTCGCGGCGAGTACCTCAACGACAAACTCGCGGAGCTCCGTCAGTTGCTGCGTGAGATCGGCCCTGGTGACGACGAGCATGTAATCGTCGAAGAACTGTCCTCTGACCAGGTCACGCGGCTGCTCAACTTGACCGCTGAAATCAGCACGCTGATGGGCATGACGACGCACCTGTGGCCGAAGCAGCCGACGCGGGACGAAGCGGAGGCGACACTCCTCCAAGACTGGCAGTCATTGACTGACGAAGAGCGAAGTGCCATCCAGCTGTTGATCGAGGGCAGGCTTGCGGCTAGGGAGCGCCGCCGCGCCTGAGGAGGCCGATGAGCAAGACCAAACTGGAAGTCACGATCCGCAGCTCTCTATCCGGGCCTGAGTACGCGCAATTGGTGAAAGACCTCAGGGCAGCGCAGCGCGCCTTCGACCGGCTTGAAATCGTCGCGCCGGAGCTGTTGCGGTCGCTCGTACGCGCGGCCAACCGTCGCCGCGGTGCGGTGGCTGCAGCGCACGAGGCGTTCGACGATTTGATCCAAGAGCTGACGAATCAGCGGACACATCGGGGCTCGCCGGCGGCAAGCGAAGTTCAGACATCGTTGCGTCTTGTAAAGGGGATCTCTGATGCGCGCGGCACCAGCTCTTCTCATGCTTAGCCTCGTCCCGGCGGAAATCAACGTTGCACAGACGCAGACGGCATGGCGCGTACAGCGCAGCGTCGATCCGATGACAGATGAGAAGGTCACCACCATGGTGCTAGCCTCCTCGAACAAGGCCGCATCACTTCGGGTGTTTTGCAACGACAACAATCAGTACGTGGCGTTCGTTACGTTGCCAAAGTCGACGCGAACGTCTGGACCACCACTAATCGAAATCAGATTCGACAAGGCCGACGCCGAGCTCTACGCGTTGCGCCACATCGAGCAGGCAGTACTCATCAGGAACATCGGCGGCTCGAACGCAGACGGAAATTTCATCCTCGGTGTCGTTGACGCCGAGACGCTTACAAGCAGTCCTGGAGCGCCACAGATTGCAGCGGCGGGGAAGGCCATCGTAGCGCTTCTTCGAAGCAGCCGACGCATGGTCTACCGCCTTTCACTCGGACAGCCGTTCGAAGGCTCCGAAGGTTCCTTTGACGTACGTGGATTCGACATGGTCGAAAAGACAGCCGGGTGGAGTTGTAGCGCCTAAGCGAAGGCTGAGATTCTCGCCAGTATGTGAAACCGGGGGAGACCCACAGATCGGCGGGGAGGCTGCAATCTTCCGCGCGATGATTCAAGAAAGAGGACGCCAATGGCTGACAAGGGCAAGCCGAAGATTCCGGCGCGGCTGCCGGATACGGTCCAGCGCACAATTGTCGAAGGGACGATTCCCACGCCGCAGCCGCCGCCCCCGCCTCGCGACCAGGACGAGAAGAAGTCGTGAGTAAGTCGAAGATTCCGCCGCGGCGGCCGGACACCGTCGTGAAGGGACCCTCAACCGGAACACAGCGACCGAAGCCGACGCCTCCGCCTCGGCCGTCGAAGGGGTAGGTCTATCCGGGTGGCGGCGCCGTCCACCATTGGAAGACGAGCGCTGCCACCAGCTGGAGCCCGAGACACAGGCCAGCGAGGATCAGGCCCGCTTGAGCGAACTTGAGCGCCCGGGCTTTCTTCTCGTTCACGCATGCGTGCGCCTCGTGCGTCTCGAGCATCGAAACGATGTGGTACTGCCGCAGGAGTGTCGGGTCATCGAAGATGGCCGAGCGGAGCCAGTCCTGCTGACTCGGCCAGTCCCAGTCCTGCACGCGCAGCGCCAGCGCGCTGGCAATCAATGCGGCGATCGCGCCGGACACGCCGAGGGCAGTGAGGACGGCTTCGGTCAGCGAGAGCGCCGCGAGGGGAGTTGGCGGTTGCAGCACGAACAGGGCCAGCAGCGCGGTCGTCCAGCCCAGGACGCTCGTCGCCTTGCCTTCGATGACGACGGTGCGGCCGGCGACCTCGTCGAGCATCAACTGCCCGAACGCGAAGAGCTCCTCCAGGAGTTCTGGTGCCGTGTGGGTTTCGAAGAGTTCCTCCAGTTCGTCAGCGGGGACACGGCGACGCCGGCGGGGCGGCGCGAACAGCTCGTTATACAGACGGCGGAGCCGGTTGTACATCATTCCTCCGTCTGCACGATCAAGGACTCGATCACGTCGAGAATCCGCTCGCGTTCGGCCATACGGGGAGAGGGTAGCAGAGTGAAGCGTAGCAGGTGATCGTGACAGAGCGCGTCCGTCAGGTTCGCCGGCGCCCCTCAACGGCCGATGACCTCCTGCGCCGAGCGGGCATCGAACCGGAGCCGGCCGTCGAATTGGCCATCGGGGTCGATCCGGATCTCCGCCTCGCGGTGGCCGCGCTGATGGAGATCCTGGCGCAGGAACGCGAACACCTGAACAAGTACGGGCACCGGCTGCGTGAGTACTTCGAGCATTTCCACGGTGCGCTCGCCGAGAGCGGCTTCGCCCTGGATCTGACGGCCGAGCGAAAAACCCGAGCCGAGGCGCAACGGAAACTTGGGGAGCTGGCGGAGCGCCGCGGCCATGTCGACGCCGCGATGCACTTCTACGAGCTCGCGTTGCGCTCGTGGCCGACGGTCGGCTGCCGTCGGCGACTGGACTGGCTGCGGCGACACGAGGTGATCGATGGCGATGCAGGTGCTTCAGCGTCCCGACTGGCACGGCGAACCGCTCGACCAGGGCGAGTACTTCCGCCTGGTGAAGGGTGAGCGCACGGCCGTCTGCCGGCTATTCACGCACCAGTTCGGCTGGGAGCTCCGCCTCGAAACGTCGGGCGACGTGCGGCGAACGCAGGTATGCCGCTCCCAGGAGGACGTGTTCGACACAGCCGAACGGTGGAAGGCGGCCGCACTCGCCCTCGGCTGGACGGATCCTGTGGCATCGTCGTCGTCATCATGACGGTCTGGAAGGAGAAGGATCGCGCCGCCTGGCGGTATAAGTTCTATTACAAGGGCCAGGTGTATCAGGGCTCCACCGGTCAGCTCACCCGCGAAGACGCGGAGGAGTTCGAAGAACAGGAGAAGCGGAAGGTCCGCCGACGCGCGCACGGGCTCTCGACGCTCGCGGAGCACAGCCCGCACATCACGGAGTTCGCGGCCACCTACTACGAATACATCCGAAAGCGGGGCAAGGTCCGCCGCCTCGATCGCGTCGACGACCTGCTCCGCGTCGTCCTGCGGTTCTGGGGTCGCCGGCCGTCAGGGCGCGATCCGAAGAACCCGCCCATCGAGGGCGAGCCGTACCACGATCTCCGGATGGCGGATCCGATCCTCGATCCGTCGTGGATCACGAAGTTCGAACAGTGGATGGACGCGCGACGCGTCGGGACCGGCAAGGGACCGAAGCGCGCCGTCAGCCCGCAGACGCGCAATCACTACATCAGCATCATGAGCCGCCTGTACAAGACGGCGATGCGCCCGCAGTTCGCGAAGAAGACCGGCGTGACGGAAAACCCCTTCGCGAAAGTGGAACGGTACAGCGTCCGCACGAAACGGGTCGCCGTGACGGCCGACGAGCTCCGCCGCTGGCTGCAGCACGCGCCGCGGCACGCGCAGATCGCGATCGCGATCGCCGCACTCGCGCCGAAGCTGCGACTGCAAAACGTGCTGGGCCTGCGCTGGGATACCAGCTTCGACCCGGCGTTCACGTTCATCACCGTGCCGGAACACAAGACGGTTGGCCTGACGCAGCAGCCGCTGGTCGTGCCGATCTCACGACAACTGCGCGCGTTCCTGCAGGTGCTCCAACGCGATCGCCGGCGCGACCAGGCGTACGTCGTCACGTATCGCGGGAAGCCGATCAAGGAGATTCGCGGATCCGTCCGCGCCGGCGCCGAGGCGGCCGACCTCACGTACGGCCTGCTGAAGGGCGGCGTCACCTTCCACACGATCCGGCACACCGCGGCGACGCTGCTCGCTGAGGTGCCGTACCTCACCGAGGCGCAGCGGGCCGCGACGATGGGACAGGACATCCTGACGACGCAGGGGTACACCCACATGCGGCCCCACACGCAGCGGCCCGTGCTCGAGGAGCTGGGCCAGGTGCTGAACCTCGACGAGATCCTCACGGCGGCGTTCGGCAAGCCGGGGCAGGAACCGGGGGTACTCGCCTCCGACACCTCGAAAATTCCTCAGGAAATCGAGGGGTCGCTCGACGGCGCCGAAACGGATCTGACGTGA